AAAAAAAAAAAAAAAAAAAAAAAAAAAGAAGTAGTTAAATCTATATTAGAAATTCCATTAAATAAAGATGAATGTTTAAAATGGTATAGTAATAAAGATAAAAATCCTAGAACAAATTATACATTAATTAAAAATGGGAAATTATATAATTTAATAAAAGAACAATGTAAATTATATGATGATAAAAAAGAAGAAATAAAAAAAGAATTTAAAGAAGAAATTAAAGAAGAAAAAGAAAAAAGTAAAGAAGAAATTAAAGAAGAAAAAGAAAAAAGTAAAGAAAAAAGTAAAGAAAAAAGTAAAGAAAAAAGTAAAGAAGAATTTAAAGAAGAATTTAAAGAAGAAGATAATAAATCAACTATTAGTAAATTAGTAAATAAAATTCGAGAATATAAAGATCAAAAAGCAAATGGTATATTAACTGATGAAGAAACAGAAGAATTAGAGAGAAAAATAAATAATATTAAAGAAAAAATTAAGAAAATAAAAGAATCGTCAAAAAGTAGTCCTAAAATTAGTTCTAAAATTAGTCCTAAAATTAGTCCTAAAATTAGTCCTAAAATTAGTCCTAAAATTAGTCCTAAAATTAGTCCTAATATATCTTCAAATACAAAAATATCTAATAATGAATTATATTATCCCGATATAGATGATGTAGATTTTGTAAATAAGTTAAATAATTTATACGAATATAAAGTTCATAAGATAAAAAAATTTAATAATATTGATAGGGATGAATTTAATAATAATAGTATTAAAATGTGTGGAGAATTTGAAAAAACATATTATCAGCATTTAATAAGTCATTATATATCAATTAGAACACCATATAATAGTTGTTTATTATATCATGGTGTTGGGGTTGGTAAAACATGTTCCGCAATAACATTATCTGAAAATTTATTATTATCACATTCACAATATGATGATCCAAAAATTTGGGTAATAATGCCAACGGCATTAAGAAGTAGTTTTAAAGAACAGATATTTAGTTTAGCAAATTATGATGATTATAAAATACTTTCAAACCAATGTACTGGAGATACTTATATTAAAATGACACAATTATTAAAAAATACAGATAAAGATAAAGCATCATTAAAAATAAAAAAATTCATTAATTCACGTTACAGATTATTTACATATGATGAATTTGCGAAAATGATTGAAAATTCTAATGAAATTATTGAAGATAAAGTAATAATTATAGATGAAGCACATAATATTAGAAATAGTTCAAAAAATGAAGATAAACGTATATATATAGCTATAACAAAAGCATTAGAGAATGGTATTAATAACAAATTAATTTTATTATCTGCGACACCAATGTATAATGAACCAAGTGATATATTAGATTTATTATATCTATTTTTATTAAATGATAAAAGAGAAGACTTATTAAAAAAATTAAAACCACCATTTCCTGATATATTTGATAGTCATAATAATATTAAAAAAGATATGCAAGAAATCATAGAAAAATTATCAAATAATTATATATCATATTTGCGAGGAAAAAATCCATTCACGTTTGCAATTAAGTTAACGGCAAATGATAATAATTTTAATATATTAGATAAAATAATACCAAATGATCCAAGTGGTAATTCAATACCCGAAACTGATAATAAATGGTTAGATAGATTAGAAGAAGGTATAACATTATCAAATTTAAGTAAGAATCAGAAGAAATTATTAGATAGTAAAAGAGAATTAAATGAAAATAATGTATTGGCAAATTTACAACCAATGAACATAGTATATGATGATAAAACAGGATCAAGTGGTTTTTCAAATTTTTTTAATAGACAAGATATTGCGGGATCATTAAAAGTAACATATAGATCAAAATATATAAATGGATTATATCCTGATAAAGAAAATTTAGGTAAATATTCTGGTAAATTTTTAAGAATTGCTAATTTTATTAAAAATGCAAAAGGAATTGTTATAGTATATTCACGATTTGTAGAGGGTGGTATATTACCATTAGCAATAATTTTAGAACATATGGGATTTATAAGAGAAGGTGAAAAAAATATTTTAGATAAACCAAAAATTATTCCAGATTCACCAAAATATGGTTTTACTTCATCGCCTAAATATTGTATAATGACATCTCACTCTGAAAATAATAATGTAATGGGTAGTACCTCTATTGATAAATTAATACCAATTATTAATAATAAAAAAAATGTTAATGGTGAATTATTAAAAGTTATTTTAATGACTCCTGTTGCAAGCGAAGGATTAAGTTTTTATAATGCAAGAGAAATGCATATAATTGAACCATGGTATCATTTTAATAAAACTAAACAAATTATTGGAAGAGGAATACGCAATTGTAGACATAATAATTTACCTTTAGAAGAAAGAAATATGACAATTTATACACATGCTAGTTTTAATGATTATAATAATGAAACACCAGATATACATGCTTATAGAATTTCATCAAAAAAATTAGATCAAAGTAATATTATAGAAAAAATAATAAGAGATAATTCATTTGATTGTTATTTAATGAAAAATATAAATTATTTTCCAAAAGATATATTTAATTTTGATATTAATTTAATATCATCACAAAATAAAGTTATAAAATATAATTATGGAGATAGTGAATATTTTAAACCAGAATGTAAATATACAAATAAAAAAATAAATAAAATGGGTTTTAGAAAAGAAACATATAAACATTTGATTTTTAATATAAAAAAAATTATTAAAAATTTAGTTTTAAATAAATTGCACATAGGTGAACGATTTTTAAGTATTAAAGAAATTCTAGAATTTTCTAAATTAGATAATAATATTGTTTATGAGGGAATTAAAAATTCTATTTATCCCAATATTTTAATTGAAAATTATATATTATTATTACACAATAATGGTATCCATATCATTGATATAATTAATAATAATCCAACTAAATTAAGAATTATATATGATAAAAAGAAAGATTTAGAAGAGGATAATAAAGAAGATAAAAATTTAATACCAGAAAATTTAATTATAGATTTAAAAGATGATAATATAGATAATAATTTATATGATACAATATCAATATATTTATCATTTGATTCAATATTATATAATAATTTTGTTAATTATATAATTACTACTAATTATGATTTATTAAAAAATGAAGAAAAATATATAGCAAAATGTTTCTTTAGACAAGGTGCATTAATACATAAAAATGAATTAAAATTATATAATAATAATTCAAATATTGAATATATTGGTTATTTTAATATATTTGATATTAATTCAGATATTAATTTATATAATTTTGATACAAAAAGATTTAAATCATTATCAAATATTGATAAAGAATTTATTAGTATAATTTCAAATAGAAATGAATTATCTGAAATAAATAATGATATAAGTTATGGTATTATTGTACCAAAAACTAATAAAGATAAAAGTGTTAATAATTTTAAAATTATTTCAAGTGGAAAAGGTCATGCTAAAAAAACAGGTATAGTATGTGATACATTATTAAAACCAGCATTAGATATTATTATAAAAGAATATAGTATAGATTTTATGGGTAAAAAATATACAAAAGCACAAAAATGTAAAATTATGGCAAAAAATATGCTAAAAGTTAATAGATTAATAATGTATCCAATATATAAACCAAAGATATGAAAAAAGTTTTTAATGACTAGATAGATATGTAAAAAAAACAAAAAAAATTTAACAAACAGGAGAATTGGTGGTATGGTAGATATGAAGATATATTATATAATGCAATTGGTACTATATTAGCATTAATAGTTAAAAATATTAAATAGTAATTGTATTATATGATATTAATTCTTTATTAAATAAAATTTCTTTTTTTAAATAAATAAATTTTTTATCTAATAGAAATGACATAAATAATACCAATGAAATATTCCATTTATTATTTACGATACCTGAAACTATTTCTGCTGTTTTTTTTACACCAAATACTTTAATATATTTTTTATCTTCTAATAGTTTTGTTATTTTTGTTTTAATATAATTATACGCATCATCTGTTATTATTAAATTTAATTCCGTTGATAATAATTCTAATGGTAATTTTTTTTTAATTTTTGATTTTGGTTTAGAAGATTCCGTTTTATTTTCAAATAATTCAACATTATTATTATCTATATTTTTTTTAACAATTTCTTGAAGATTATTATCATCATTAATTCCAGTTTGTTTATTCTCATCATTAATTATATTATTATTTTTTTCTTTTTTAATATCAATTATATTATTATTATTTTCTAAAGTTTTTAAATTTACCGATTCATTTAAAGAAATATACTGTGTAAATTTATTATATAATAAATCATTTTCTAATTTCCAAAGTAACTTATTATTATTTGATTTAATTTTAGTAATATATTGAATTAAATCTATACAATTTGTTTCTGTCATTATAGATAATATATTATATTATCTATAAATCATTTTTTAATTAAATATTCTTCATATGATAGTAAATTAGAAACATTATTTACATTGGTATATTTTTTTAAAAATTTTTTCTTAAATAAATAAAATTTCATACTCGAAGAAATTTTTAGTGATTTTGTATTAATTATTTGATTTTCTATATTTTTTTCATCATAACTATTTTCATCAAAATTTTCTTCATTTTCAATTTTATATTTTTTTTTATTCAAATTTTCATTATACATATTTTTCATTAATTCATATTTTGATATTTCTTTATGAGATTTAATACAAAAATTTATATAATAGTATATTTGTTTTAGTATATCATAATCTAACCAATTTAAATTAACAAAAACACCATTATTATTTTTTGTATAAATACTATCATTTTTATATAAAATTTTAAAAATTTCATATAATTCATTTTGAGATAAATTTATAATATTTGCTTGTATATTATTGCATATATCTAATCTATTCATAGAATCTTCTATTTGAATATTAGTTTCAATATATTCATTTGATTCTTTTTTCTTTTCTTTTTTTTTAAGTGGCATATCTATTCTTAATAATAATAGAATTATTATTTTAAATAATTATTTATCATCATCCGAAAAATTTTCTTCTTCTATTTCATCTATTTCAATATCATCGTCTTCTAAATCTTCTAATTCTTCTTCTTCATCACTTTTATCTTCATCATCATCATCTTCTTCTTCATCTTCATCATCATCTTCATTTTCTTCTTCTTCATCGTCTTCATTAACTAAATTATCATCAATATCTTCAAAACCGTCAATAACATCATTGTCTTCATCATCTTCATCTTCATCTTCATCTAATGTTTTATTATTAATATTTTCTTGTTTTGATTTGATTACTTTACCAATAATTGATATAAATTTATCATATAAAACAAATTTTTTACCACATACTTCAATAAGTATGTCATCTCCTATATTTAATTTATCCAAATCTATTTCTGATTTTATTCCAGCAGATATTTTTGGAATAATTATTTCTAATACGGGATCATCATTAAAAAATCCTTGTGCTAATAAACCCATTGTATTTTTATTTTTTATTTTACATTTTGCGATTGAACCTATTACTGGATTACAAATATCCGCAGAACAATTTAGTTCATATAACATATTACCATTAAAATGTTGTCGTATAACAGTTCCTATAGATCTCTTAATAATTTTAATACTATCTTTTTTAATATATCCATGTTTAGTACATATACCTTCTAAATCGTTTTTTAATTTTTTAATAAATAAATCATTAAAATCTTTTGTTATATCTGACGGTTTAATATAAACATTAGTTGTAAATTTAATAGGTGTAAATAAATCAGTGGACATTATTAAGTTCTATATTAATAATAAATATCATTTTTTTTATATATTAATCTAATATTAGTTTTTAAATATATAAAAATATAAAAAAAATAAATAGTATTCTTATTAATTTAATTTGATTTATAATCAGATAAAGAAATTAATTCGTCTTTATCTACATAAACTTCATTAATATATTTTTCTAATATTTTATCTAAAACAATTTCAGGATTAAAATCATCATATTCCATAAATATTTTTAATAATTGTTCTGAAAATCCTGAAATTATAGCAGTATTTTCTATTTTTGAATCTACTGGAAAAGATTGGGTATTATCTGAATTTAAATTCCAATAAATTAGTTTAGGTACTTTATAGTTATTATTTATAAAATTTTGACTAAAAGTATCATATAATAATTCTAATTTAGTATTATTTTTATCTATTTCAATTTCTTCATTATAATCATAATTTTGGATTGCTTCATCAAATTGCATATCAGACAATATAACTAGTTTTTGGGGCATATCAGAATCGGATAAAATATTTTGTTTTCCATAATTAATAATAAGATCTGCAATAGATTCAAAATTAGTATTATATCCCCAATTTGCTTTTCTAATACATTCTACTTGTTCTTTTAATGTTTCTCCTTTTATTTCATGAAATTCTGGAGTTTCATGAAAAGTAATTACCTTATTTTTAAAAGAACCTATCGTACAATTTGAAATAAGTAATCCAAGAGCAATTGCTACTTGTGCTGGTATACTACCATTTTTAGCATTAAACATTGATCCCGAAACATCAACTACAGAAATTAAATTATCAAATAATTTACTTGATTTCATTTCTTGTAATATTGTTTTCCATTGAGATTCAATAGTATTATCGATTTCAGCATTTGCGTTTGTTAAATAATAATTTACTAATTCATGTGGTAAAATACCAGTTACATTAATTTTTGTATTACCTGACATTACATTATTTAAATATTTGTTATATCTTTCTTGATCATGTTTCATAAATGCATTTTTAAATTTTTTAGAAGCAATTGCTGGAACTTTTTCATATTCTATTTTATTCCACTCATTATTGCACATTAATTTTTCAATAATATTAATTTTATTTCTTAGAGGTGTAATATATTCTTTTCTATAAAATTCTTTCCATTTATTAATATATTTATTATTAATATCATCTGTTAAATTATTATTTTCATCTAAAATAGTATAAATTTTAAAACCAATTTTTTCAGAAATATTATTTCTTTTATCATATTTCTTATTTTCACTTGGCGCCCATTTAGCACAAAGAGAAATTGGTTCATTGAGTTCTAAATTTTTTTTATCTTTAATTAATTGTTCTGCAATTAATTTAATTTCAAAATCATATAAATCTACATATTTTTTGGTTAAAATATCATTCCAATAACCATATTTATTAATATAATTATAAATATTACCTTCATAAGTTTTAGTCCAATAATTTTTTTTTATCCATCTCATAGCATCATTACTAATTTTTTTTTCTTTTTTTCCATTTTTTCTATCTCTACAATTAAATATTATTGCAATAGTTTTATATGGATTAATTTTCATACATTCATCCATATTTTTACATAATTCATCATATGAATAATTTCTTTGAATATTTACAAATAAATCTAAAAATATATTATTTGTTGTTTTTAATGCAATTCCATTATTATCCGTTTTAGAATATATTAAATAATCATTTTCATTGATAGAATATTTATTATTATTATTATAAAATAGATTAGTGAAACTTTTAAGAATATAAGTAAGCATTTATAATTATAATGTTAATTAATTTTATATCATTTTTTTTAATTATCTACTTAATAAAGGTTTTTCAGGTATTAATTTATTTATAGAATTATTATAATTATCATATGTATGAAACAATAATTTTTTTAATTCATTTAATGTATAATTATTATTAATATCGATTTTTTTAGTAAAATCATTCAAAATTTTTTGTGTTTTTGTCTGCATATATGATATATTATGAATATTTAAATCATTTTTTAAATTATATAAATAAAAAATGATTTAAATATTTATAATATATTATTTTAGATATGTTTAAGAAATATTTATTTGACCCTAAAGATCCTAGAAATAGATATTCATTTGAAATATATGATGTGGATTTATCTATTATTAATTCTATTAGAAGAATTATTTTATCAGAAATTAGTATTCCGGGAATGATAGGTGAAAATGATGTAACAATTAATATTAAAAAAAGTAACGGACCATTACATAATGAATATTTAATTCATAGAATAGGATTAATTCCAATATGTTTAAAAGAATCAGAAATTGATACATACGAAGATAATTCAATTGTATTAGAATTAAATGTTGAAAATAATACTGTAAATAATTTAAATGTAACAACCAAAGATTTTAAAGGTAAAAGAAATGATATAGAAATTAATAAAAAGGAACTTGAAGAAATATTTTATCCAAATATGGTAAGTAATGATAATATATTAATTACTAGATTGAGACCTGGAGAATATTTAGAATTTACAGGAAATGTTGTTAAAAGAAATGGTAAATATAATGCCGCATTTAATCCTGTTTCATTAGCTACATTTTCATTTATAACTGATAAAAGTAAAATTACAAAAGAGACAACTATTTTAGATAAAGAAAGAGCTTATTTTACTGATGAATGTGGAGATCCAAATGCTGTACTATTTGAATTAGAACCAATTAATAAGTATATAACACCTAAATACTTAATAAATAAAGCAATTGAAATTTTAATTGATAAATTGAATAATTTAATTAGTAAAATTAAAACAAAAGAACACATTATTAATAAATATAATGATTTGGAAAATACATTTGAATATACTATAAATGAAGAAGATGATACACTAGGAAATGTAATACAGGCTTTTATTTATAATAAATTTGTTAGAAAAAATGAAAAGATTTTAGATAATATTGAATGTACTTATTGTGGATATATATGTCCGCATCCTTTAAAAAATATATTAAATATTAGAATAACATTACCAGAACAAAATACTGAAAAAATTTTTAATGACTTTTTAGAATATAATTGTTTATCGCTAGTTAATCATTTAGAAAGTATTAAAACAGAGTGGAATATTTTTTTAAAAAAGGATTAATTAAAATTTAAAGGGATTAAATATGCAATTATTTTTTTCATTTAATCTATTAAGATTGAATTAAAATAATAAATATGGATATTGAAAAAAAAACAGATATAGTAGAACAAACAGATTATTTGCAAGAAGATGACGAAGATGTAATTTATGATAAAATATATATGGATGAAGAATTACCAGAAATAGAATATTACGAAATTCTAACATTTGATGAAATTATAAAAGAAAATCCAAAATTTGTTGCTTTTACTAAAAAAGAAATATATAATGAATTATTTGATATATTTAATCATGCAAATAAAACTAATAATTTTGTAGATTTATTTTACAATGTTGTTGATGATGAAATAATTAATACAAATAATTATATTTTAGTAACTGATTCTATTAAAAAAAAATTTAAAGAAAATGATGATATAAAAATGGAAGATGGATTATGGGAATTTATAGATAGTTTTAAAAAAATTAATAAATTTAAGGATTTAGATTTAGCAAAAAAAGAAAAAAATAAACTATTTTTTACTATTATATATGATGATAAATCTAGACTAGTTCGTTTTAAACCTATTAATAGAACAATTATTAAAATAGATAACAGCGAGAATGATTATATTTTATTAAAAGAAGATAATACGAATATTCCTGTTGATAAAATATATTATAGTGTACCAAAATGTAGTAAAAAAGATTATTTATCTGATAAAGTATTATCTTATTTAAATGAACGAATTGATTTAGAAAAAATAGATACAGAAATTATATCAGATAACAATATAGAAAATGAATTAAATAAAGCTAAACCAAAAATTGAAACTATATTAAAAGAATTAGATATAGAAGAATTAAAAAATTTAGAAGAATTAGATTATTCTTCTTTGGATATATTATTAGATAAGTTCGATTATAATTTAGATAAAATAAATTTAAATGATATGGAAATATTAAATAAATTTATTTCAGATATTTTTTCCAATACTAAAGAAGAAAAAATTAATTTAAAATCTTTTAGAATTAAATTACTTAATATTGTTAATAATAAAACATTATTTTATGAAAAAAATATAAATATATTTAAATTATTAAAATTTACTGATAATGTTAAAGAAGAAAATGATATAATTATAGAAAAATTGGAAGATGAAAAAAATTCACTTGAAAATCCTGAATTATTATATACAAATATATATGATATAGTTAATGCTATTCATAATAATGATGTTGATGAAAATATAATTATTGAAAATATTCGCAATATAATGAACTATCAAAAATTAGATAATCTTATTCAAACAATTAAAAATTTTAATACAAATGATATTGAAAAAATAGAGGAATTATATTTTATTGAAAAAAAAAAATATGAAGCTATGAAAAAATTTAGTTATAATTTATATGAACCTCAAATAAAATTTGTAAATTTTTCAAATGAATTATATGAAATTAAAGTTGGTAATGATAATACTAAATATTATATTAATAATAATATTAATATTGATAATGAAGAATATATTGATTATGACAATAAAGATGATTTAGATGATGAAAATAATATTGATAATTTAGATTTAAATTATTTAAATTATAATACTAATATATTCGATAAATATATTGAAACGCCCAATTTTAAATATGCATATGGTTTTAAAGAATATCTTAAAATAATTTTACCAATAATTGATAAAATACGTATAAAATCTAAATTAGAAATCGATTATAATATATTATGTAATAATTTATATAAAAAATTTAATAATTTACCTACTAAATTTTTTATTATGAAAAATAAAATTCATGAATATGATGATACTATATCAGATAAAATTATTAGCGATATATGTAATATTAATACTAAAATATTTATAACAGATCATAATTCATTAAAAAATACTAAATTACAAATTAAATTACAAATAAATCAATATATAGATTCTAATATTGACAAAATATTAGAATCATTAATTGAATTTAATGAAATTTATATTAATGTTATTAATAATTTTATTTATCATGCTTTAGCTACATGGATATTAGAAATACAAAGTTCAATTATTGATGGTACTCATGTACATAATTATAATTTAAATTATATACACTTATGGTCAGATATTGGATACCCAATAATCAAAAATAAAAAAGTTGGTGTAACTATTTATCTATGTGATATAAGTAATAGTATATTCCAAGAAGAAGAAGAATTAAATATTTATAATATAGATAAAAATATAATTGATGTTGTAACTAAAATAATTGATACCGAATATAAAGATAAATTAATTGAATTAGAAAATAATAGCACTGATCTTAAAAACAATTTAATAAATAGAAATAAAGGTAAAAAATATCAAGTTGATTTAGTTGATAATTTAAATGAATTTAGAAAAACAAAAACAATTTCTTTGAAAGATAAAATGTTAATTAATTATGTTAATGCATTAATTTATATGCCGGGTATTAATTATAATAGAATACATAAATATTTATTAGGTTGTTGTTTACAACAAATAAATAAAGATTTCGTACCAGATAGTGATTTAATTGGTAAAAGAAATGATTTATTAGCTGCTAAAACATATTTTGCAAAAAATAGAGAAAATAATAAACCAAGGGAATATTCATATACACCATTTAATGAAAAAGAGTTAGATGATGAAAATATTGATATAGAAGAAGATTTTTTTAAATATACTAAATTAAATCATGATATATCATTCCTATATGAAAATTATGATTATGATTTATGGTTTAACAGTTTTAATGATGATAAACAAAATAGATTATTTACAGAAAATAATTATATTAATATTTTTAAAAATGGTAGCAGTGAGTATATTAAAATTATAAAAAAATATTTAGAATATTTCACATTAACAATTAATAATAAAAAAAGTAATATTTTATCACTTTTTATTGATAATATTAATAATATTAATTATAAACAAATTATTTATAATTCAATCTCTAATTTATCTATATTACTTAATAAATTAGATGATACTGATATGGAATATATAAATGATTACAATATTTTAAATGATTCTATAAAATATTCTAAATATTTATTAACAGAATATAATAATCTTAATAAAATAATTGATACAAAAAATTTAACAGATATTCAAAGAGCTAAAGCATATATTTCAATTAAAGCAATTTGTTGTCCTTTTAATCCAGATCATATTATAGGTGATAAAATGAAATTATATATTGAATCAAATGATAATAATAAATATATTGAAATTTTAAAAAAAAATCATAAAAAAATTATTGAATTATTAAATATTTCAAAAATGCCAACTTATAAAGAAAATCAAGAATTTATTAACAGAATGAGAGAAGAATTTAAAAATAGAAAATTAGATGTTTTTGATAAACAAACTGAAGAACAAAGAAAAGTTTTTAATGAACTTACTAAAATTGGTATCAGAGTTGAAAATTTAGATGATAACCTTTTTAATGATAATCAAGATGTTAATCCTGATATACCTATTTATAATGGCGAAGATGAATTTAGAATGAATACAGATAATAATGATGATAATGATCAAGATGATTTAGATAATGGAGATCATGGATTTATATATTCACAATGAATAAAATTATTATAATATTTTAATATTATATAGAATAATATTATTATGAAAAACATAGATAATAGATATTTAATACTTCTTTTATTTTATTTAATTGTTATTACTATTTTTAAATATATTAAAAATTCGTTTTATAGATTTTTATTAATCACTTTATTAGCATTACTATCATTATATATTTTTAAAATAAATAAAAAAAATATTTTTATTTATATATTACTTACATTCTTTGCTATTTTAACTGAAATAATATTTATTAAATATTTTTACAAAACCTGGTTTTATTATAAAAAAGAATTCATTGTTATACCATTTTGGTTAATTTCACTATGGTTTTGTGCTATAGTTTTTATAATTGAAATATATAAAATTTTAACTTAATCTTATTTTTTTCAATATATATATACAATTATTAATATCATTTATTCTCTCTTTTTCCTTTTCATTAATTATTGGAATAGGTCTATAAATATTTCCTTCAAATAAATTTATTAATAAATTAAACATACTATATATACTATATATACTATATATACTATATTATTTATTATATATTTTTAATATAATTTAAAAAAATGACATTTTATTTTACTTTTTTATAACTAAATAATGTTATTTTATAATAATATTATAAAATTGATTTATACTATTTATTTTTATATTGTTGATATTTTTGATATATTATTTATTAATATTATAAATTCTATTAACAATAGTTATATTAGAAATAAATATTATTTATTAAGAGATTATTATGGAATAAATCATAATATTATGAATATATATATTTGTATATTTATATACATTTATATAATTACAATATTTATAATATCAATAAAATTATTAAATAGATTTATTAATAAAAAAATGATTTTATAAATAATAAATTTTATTATAAACATGCGCTTATTCATGTTCTTATTACTATTAATTATGGTAAAATTTAGTTATACCAGACATATTATGATGTCGCGGTCAAGTGGTTGTTATTGTCGTTATAGAATTCAAAAAGAAAGAGATTTGGCTATTAATAATTATAATGAATTATCTAATGAATTTAAAAATTTTAAAAATTTAATTACTATTAGTAATTGTAATCCAGGTTTCGTTATTGACTACAATGCTTCAATTAATAATCAACATAATAATGTAATATGTAAAAAGTGTAAAAAAAATTATTACAGAACAGTCTATAATAATACTTGTTTACATTGTCCTGAAGGATATATTTCTAATAGTAATAATACACTTTGTTTTCGTTCTAGATTAGAAGAAGATATTCATACTTATTGTCCTAAAGGTACTGTAGTTGGCAATGATCCATATGCAGAATATGGTTATAGTTGTATTAAATGTAATTCAAAAAAAAGAGAATATATGTCTACCTTAAATAATGAAGATTATTGTGATATATGTCCTTTAGGATCTATAATACGTAATAATAATTGTTATAAATGTCCGATTGGTTATTATGAAGAAAATAACAAATGTTTAGAATGTCCTTATGGATCATATAATGATATTGAAGGTAGTTCTAAATGTAAAATTTGTAATAATTATAAATCTATATCATATTACAGTATAGGGGGTACAAATTGTGAAGACAGTATATTTTATACATTAACTGATAAAATAAATGAAAATTTAATTGATACCAAAATATTTAGTTATCCTATTATTTCTGTATCACAGATAGCATTTGCAAATTTATATAATAACAGAATTAATATTGTAAAATATGGAACAATTACTAGTATTCCATTAATTGCTTATTTTGCAACATTATATTAAAAATTTATAATTTATTAACATATATATGTAATATATATAATAAATATAAAATTATACAATTAAAATTAATCATAAAAATTAGACTTATTTTTTTATATTTTATTAATTTATTCTTTGTATTTTTTCCATTATATGGATATGGTATATATAATTCTGATATTATATGTTCTTTGTAACAATAGCTTTCTTTAATTAAATCTGACAACGAACTTGTATGAACTATTAAACCAGTTACTTTATTATTTTTTTTATTATTAATAACATAACAATCTAATAATGTTCTAAAAAATCCGGATAAATGTTTTTGTGATATAATTGAATTATATGCTTTACATTGAATTAATAATATATTATTATTATTAAGTTTACATATAATATCTACACCAGTATCTAATAGAACATTATAATTTCTATAATTTTTATTTGTTTTATATTTTTGTTTAATAGTTTGCAAATCATTATTTAATATTATTCCAGTTTCTATTAATAAATAATCTGGGACATTTTTCCATAAATAAGCTTCTTTAATATTATAAAAATCTTTTAATTTATTTAACACATATTTTTCATATTGAAAACCTTTAATGCAATTATAATCAAAAAATTTTATATGTTGAATATAATCATAATTAAGCATTATTATTACATATTTAATTATTAATTTTATTTTTAAGTAAAATTTTGAATTTAATTTATTATCTTTTTGATTTAGAAAATTTTTTTTATATAAAAAAAATAAAAAAATATAAAATATAAAATATTAATTATTAATTATAACAAACTATTAATATAATTTAATTGTGTTTCAAAAGTTATTTTATTTTTATATGATTCAAGTTTTTTATGATAATCATTTTGATTTTCAATATCACCCCATCTTTCAATGCGATATCTCATTTTATTTAAATCATCTAAATATACTTTTAAAACTTGAATTTGTAAATTAGTATTATAAACATGATTTTCATATGTATTAATTGTTGTATTTTGATCTTCTTTAGTTTTTTTTAAAACATCTAATGTATTATTAGCTTCTTTTAAAAGAAATAGTAAATTCATAGTATTTTCATTTGGCATAGAGTTATAATTAAGTACATTATTATAACTATTAATTTCACTATTAATTAATTCAATTTTAGTATCAATGTGATTCATAATTTCATTATTAAAGGATAATGTTTTTAAGAAAATATCGTATGAAATATATTTTTCATTAATATTAGCAGATGTTTTAGTAATTTCGTCGTTAATATTTTTAATTTTTTCAGTAAAAGTATATTGAGACATTTTATAAAATAAGAAAAGTTATAAAATCATTTTTTTTTTATTAATTATAATTTATAATAATTATTCATATTTTGAATTAATAAAAAAAAAATGATTTATAATAATAATTAAATTATTATAATAATAATGGCTTTCTCAAAGAACATTGAAACTCTTAATCTCGATTATATTACTAATAATCATAAAATCAATTTTAATATTTCATTTGGAATGGCAAAAGATTCTGCATATTCAAGTGAATATCATAGAAAACGTTTTAATGAAAATTATAATATTGAAGTTTACGAATATGGAGAAGCAAATACCGATACATATCAAAAAGGATATCGTCTAGTAGGAAATGAAGGTCCTATTTCTATTAAAATTTCAGATATTCAAATTATAAATAGAAATGAAGATTATGATTATGCTCTTGGTTTTGCACTAGATAATGATGAACCAAAATATAGATCTGAATCAGATACAATTCCATATAATATTGAAAGAGATGGAACATTGTGGACGATTCCTGCAAATGAAAATAATGAATTTTATTTTGATCAAAATCCGAATGCAAAGTATCAATGGGTAGTCAAGGAGGCATTGGAAAAGGGATATGTACCAACAAAAGAAGAAAAAGAACTAGGTATGGAAGAAACAACAGAAAAAACTGGTTTATTTTATCTAACATTTATGGTTTTTAGAAAAGAGAAAACATATGTTCCAAATGATGAAGTAATTACAAGAGGTATTACACGTGGTGGAAATACTCGTGGTGGAAATACACGTGGTATTTCTAATATACAAGAGGATAGTGTATCGGGAAGATTTGGATATGGAAATGAAGCAAAAACATCATCTAAAGTGTCAGAATATAAATATGTAGAAAATACAGAAAAATATACATTTCCGATCCGAACAAGAATTAAAACAAATAGTATTAAAAGTGATATTAATTGTTCTCAAACAATTAGAGGAGCTCAATTAAATGCACTAAAAAAACAAATTATGACAGTACCATTTTAAAAATTATGAGGTGTAATAGTATAGTTTTTTGATATTTTATTCATAAAAAATTTTTTAAGATTTTTTTGATTTTTATTATATTTTTTATTTTCTAAAATTGATTTAGTATCAATTTTATTATATATGGGTGTATTTATTTTTTTTATTAATATATTGGATATTTCATTATCAACATATTTATCAGATATATCGATATGATTATCACAATTTTTATTACAATCATTCAAATTATTTTTGTTATTTTTATGAAAATTAACAGCATTTTCATTATTAATATTTTTCAAGAAAGTATTATTTAGAATATTATATTGATTAACATTACCAAGAATATTTAAGTAAATAATATAAAATTTATCATTATTATAATAAACAATTAAATTAATATGTTTACCATATATTTTATCATTTCTATAAAGTAATAAATCAATATTATATAATAAATTATTAGAATTATGAATATTAATTTTATATTTATTTAAGACATGATATATATTATTAATAGAATTTTCCTTTAATATAATATTTAAATAATTAATAAATTTATTATATATTTGTATATTACATTTATCCGGATTTTTCCATGAGGACCAAATAATATTTTCACTAATTTTAAATAAAATTTTTAAATTATTATTTATTTCAAAGATTTTATATAATTTTTCTTTAAATAATGAATCATTGTATTCAAAAGTTTTATTATTTGAATTAATAAAATCTAAATTATTAGATGGTTGTGAATCGATTACAAATTTTTTATCAAAATTGAATTTATGATTTACGTAATATGGTGCAAAAAGATTTTTATCATTATCTATATGAAATAATGTAAAATTTTCAGTAAATTTTTTTGAAAAAATTATGAAAAGTATAATAATTAGTATTAATATTAGTATATCTTTCATCTTTTAATCTCCTTATTTATAATATTATAATAAATTAAGATAGAATTTTAATATGTATTCAAGAAAATATATTATAATATTAATATATATTACACTCCTTTTAACAATTTTCTTATTTAAACCATCTATGATGTTCGACCACGATGGTAATATTAAACATTTTGGATATAATAGTGATTCAAATGTAACATCATTATTAAGTATTGAAATAGTATTACCATTATTAATAATAATATCATATATATTATATCTAGTAATACAATTAATAATATAAGAAATAATTATTAATTAAAATAATAATGAATTTAAAAGAAAAAATTATTAAATTAGTAAATAATACGGATAATAAGATTTCTTTTAAAAGTTGTATAATAATATATGGAAATTCCGGAATAGGAAAAACATATAATATTATAAAAATATGTAATGAATTAAATTTAAATATTATAAATATTACAATATCAAATGTAACATCATCCGCAGAATTTGAAGATATATTGTTCAAAAGTGTTACGGCAATAAATTTTATGGATATTATTTCTAATAGCGCAGATAAGAAAAAAATAATAATTATAGATAATTATGATATATTATTATCTGTAGATAGAACAATTAATACAACATTATATAATATATTAAATAATAAAAAATTTAAAAACATTGCAATAATATGTATATGTGGTAAAGATTTATTAAAAAAATTAGGTAATATAAAAAAAAAATGCGAAACAATAGAATTTGAAGCACCATCAAAAGAAGATATTGCTAAAATTTTATTGGAAAAAAATCGGAATTTAAAAAAAGATGAAATAAATAATATAATAAATAAAAGCAATAATAATATTCAACAGTGTTTATTTTTATTAGAAAACAATAATAATATTGAAAAAATAGATAAAATAGATGAAGTTTCAAATATAGAATATTTATATGGTTCAGAATTTAACAGAAATATTGTTGTAAAAATTATGCATATGGAATCATGGTTAATACCATTAAGATTTCATGAAAATTTAATAATAGAATTAAAAAATAGAAAAACATTATTAGGAAATAAAAATGAATATTATAAAAATTTTTTATATGATTTTTGTTTATTTGATTTGTTAATGAATAATAATGTAATAGATTCTGCTATAGATATAATTGTATCATATGTATATTTTTTATCTGTAATACCTGGAAAAAAAAATCATAAATCTAATTTAGATAATTTTACTAAATTATTGAGTTATTTATCATTACAAAAAAAAAATATGAAGAAAGGTTTTAATTATAATAATCAATATTTTCATATTGGGAGTTATCATATAAATTCTATTAACATAAATTTATATACTTAAATTAGATAGAATAAATATAATGAATAATATACCTCAGGGCCAAGATGACAGTATATTTAATTCACCTGAAATGGGAAAGCAGACTTTAAATAATGCAGTTTCTAGTATAAAAAATAAATCAAAAGTATTATATAATAATTCATTATCAACAATGCAAAATTCTGTAGCTAAATTACAAAATATAACAAATAGACCCGAAACAATAATCGGTTTAATAATTGTAATATTAATAGCATTAATTATTGCGTATGTTATGTATAATTATATAGCAAATTCACTATTTAATCAATCTAGATTAGTAGTTTCAGCAACTAAATTACCAGTTATATGTAATATTAAAAATAAAATAGAAATGGATCGTAAATTACCATCGGGTAATGGACTAAAAAGAACCTATACTTTTTGGATATATATAAAAGATATGTCACACCAATTTTTCAAAAATGTATTATATATAGGTTCTGAAACATCATTAAAAGATCGCTCCCCGCAAATATTTTTAGATAAAAATAAGAATAAATTATATATTAGATTTAGTAAAAAATATAGTAATTCTCCTGGTTATACTAATGAAAGTGATGTTTTTGATAATAAAGAAGATCAACCTTCTATTGAATCTATGTTTAGTCAAGATATAGATAATGGCAGTTGTACTGAATTTAGAAAATATATGGAACAGGGTGTATGTATTGAATATGTTCCTATTCAAAGATGGGTTCATATTGGCATTGTTGTAAATGATTACGGTACAAGTCAAGGGGGTAGCATAACAACATATGTTGATGGTGAATTAGTGGGACATGCCGGACACGGAGAAGAATGTAGAGGAATATGTGGCGATGGCCAAAATCCACATACATATAATATAACTGATTTGGATTTAGATAGAACAGATAATATAATAATTGGTGGATCACACGATGTTGATAATAATCCTGGATTTGCAGGATTATTATGCAAATTTACAATGTTTAATTATGATTTAAATGATAGAGATATTCATAACAATTATAATGAAGGTCCAATTGATAATATAATGGCAAAATTAGGTCTAGGTGCATACGGATTACGTAGTCCAATTTATAGAATTTCATAAAAAATTTATTTATTTTTAAAAAAATTATATACCATTAATAGAGATAATAATTAAATGATATCAAATATTATTCAAGTATTTTTAGGAATATTTATAGTATTAATTTTATTATTTATAGCATATATGGTATATAATTATGAAAGAATTGATACTTTGAGAAATGCAAGTAATATAAAAAAAAGAATATCCGTTTTTAAAGGTATTTATGATTATGCTACACATTCGGATGTTGAATATAATACTTACAAACAAACTTCTAATTCATTTAGAAATTTAGTACCTTCTATAAATCAAACTGGTGGTGCCGAGTATTCATATAATTTTTGGTTAAAAATAGATAGAACTAATATATTACTTGCAAATAATCACGGTGATGATATTTTACTATTTTTAAGAGGTAGTAAAATACAATTGCCCTATAGAGAAACTTCAACACAAGCAAATTGTTTATTGAAAAAAAGAGGTAAATATATTTTAGTTAAGAATCCATTATTAAGAATGAAAAAAGACGGTACATCTATTATTGTTGAATATAATACATTAAGTGATCCAGATTCTTATAGATTTGATGGCAATACTTTAGTTAAATGTGATACTGGTAAATGGGATGATAGAAATGCCGGATTATTAGGTATATATGATATGAATTCATCCGAATATGATAATAAATGGTTTATGTTTACCTTAGTATTAAAAGAAATAACCCCTGAAAATGATATATTAAATAAATTTAAAACATCTTGTAAAATATATTTAAATGGTATCAAAATGTTAGATAGAGAAGTTGAGGCCCCTTATAACGGAACAACAGATGGAATTCCGGGTTCTGCAGCAATGAAACATAATAGAGCGCCATTATATTTAAATCCAGGTAATTTATTATCAATGAATCCCGTAAATACCGAAAACAAAATATTCGATTCAACTGATAATAGTCCTTTACAAATGGCAGATTTAACATATTATAATTATGCATTAAATAGTGATGAAATTAAAAGTACATTTATAAAAGGATTTAATAAATTTCCTTACACTCCTCCTACTAATCCAGGTACAAATTTATATCCAATTGCTAATATTGATTTAAATTCTACAAGAACTAGAGTTAAACCATATTAAATATATAAAAAAAGAAAGTTATTTATAAATATAAATATACATATTAAATAATGGGCGGTGGTTTATTTCAATTAGTTTGTAGAGGTCAACATGATAATTATTTATGTATTAATCCCGATATGAGTTATTTTAAACATGCTTGGAAAAAACATACAAATTTTTCTATTGATAATTTACAATTAGAATTTAATAGTTTGCCTGTTCTAGATCCCAATATTACAGATGCCGAATATATATGTAAAATATCTAGACACGGTGATTTATTAAAGAATCTTTATTTTTGTTGTACTTTACCAAAAATATATTCACCTTCTAATTTAGCTTTTAAATGGGTTAAAAATATTGGTAATATTTTGGTTAAAAAAGCAACTATTAGAATGGATGGTAATATTATTGATACTATTACTAGCGATTGGTTAAATATTTGGAATGAATTGACAATGGATACTGAAGGTTTTGATATAATGATCGGCAATACACCCGAATTAAATAATCCTTCATTAACAAATTCTAAAAAAGTTGTAATTAATAATAATAAATTTTCATATAATTATTATCCCAATTCTTCTATTCAAAACAATGTCCCTTCTATTAATGAATATAATCTAATAATACCTTTACCTTTTTGGTTTACTAAAAATCCGTCTTTGGCATTACCCTTATTAAGATTACAAGCAAGAGAAATAACATTAGTAATACAATTAGAAAATTCTGAAAATTTATATACAGTTTATTCAAATGATTTAGAAGAAAATATCAGTCCTTTATTTTATAATCAATTATATGCAACTAATTTACAAAGTGGTATTAAAAAAAGAGATTATATTAATATAAAAAAATTTACAAATTCTTTAAATATTAAACCATATATTGAAGCTACTTATATATTTTTGGCTGAAAAAGAGAGAAAACAAATTTTTGAAAAAACAAGTATATCATATTTAGTTGAACAATTTGAAATAACATATCAGAATATTATTGAAAAATCTTTAAATAATACTATTATTAATATTAATAATACAAAACCTACTAAAGAAATAATATGGATTACTAGACGCGAAGATTATATTACTAATTTTAACGCACATACTAATTATACCGCTTCTATCCGACAAAATAACAATTATGGGATAATGGATAGAGCTTCTATTATATGGGATAAAACTAAAATTATTGTTGATAATAAAAATGCCGATTTTTATAATAAAATACAACCATATCAGACACATACTAATATTCCTAAATATAATGGCATTTACATTTATTCTTTTTCATTAAATCCTGAAAAAAATAATCCTTCTGGTTATTATAATGCATCATTAGTTGAAACCCAATTATCTATATATACTAAACATTATAATGATAATGATTTAGAATTTAATTTAAATATTAAACTTAATAAAAATAATAAATTTACAGAACTTAATTTAGACAAAAATATTAAAAATTATCTAATAGATATTTATTCTATTAGTTATAATATATTTGAAATCATTGGTAATACAGCTGGATTAAAATTTTCATAATTTATTTTTATAATTAATAAATAGATATTAATTATTTAATGGATCTTACATTTTTAATTATATGTATTATATTAATTTATTTAATATATTATCTAATTAATTGTATCCAATCTTTAAATAAAGAACTTAAAGAAGTAAAAAATAAATGTATTTCTACTAAAAATAATGAAAAATTAAAAGTTGATACACCGGATGTTAAAGAAAAATTACAAGAAAATACTATTGATACATTAGATTTTTTAAAAAAAATTTTTTCTAAATAATTTATTTTTAAATATTTTATAAATATAATATAATATTATTACTATTATTAATATTAACAAAATTGTTAGTATATAACTTATATAATAAAATATTTTAAAAAATAGTTTCGGATCTTTATCTGCTGATAAAAGCATCGCTATTTTTAAATACAATTTTCTTATTATATCACAAACCGGCCAATTTTTACTATTTTCTGTATCTTCAATTACTTGATATGATAAAGGAATATTATAATAATATTTATTCATATTAAATTTATTTTGAAATATATCCCAACAATCAATTGTTTTATAATTATATTTTAATATCTTTTCTCTATATTTTTTTGAAAATATTACTGAATGTGTATAAATATTTAATAAACCTATATGTATAGTATTACTATATGGCATAAATATAAATGGTAGTGTTCCTAAATAAAAACTAAAAGATCTATTTATATTTTTTAATAAAAAATTATCTATATCTTGGATTATATTTTCATTTTTTATATTATTATCAAACATAAAATCATCTTCTAATATTAAAATATTATCATAATTTTTTTTTTGTGCATGTTTTAAAATAAATATATTACAATCAACTAAATCTTTAGCAGTATTTGTTATATATTTATCTTTTTGGCATTTTTTCCATCCTTTATTATATAAAATATACACTTTTTTAGTTGGTTTATATTTTTTTAGTTGATTTTCAATATTTTCATATCTTTTTGTATTACCTTCTAAAAATATTATATATGTAGCATCTATTGATTTATCAAATAAACCATTATCATATTCTGTTAATTTTAAATTATAACATTCATTATTCATATCTTATTATATCTATTAAATATTATAATTTATAAAAAAAATATCTAATTTAATATCCCATATCTCTTATTCTTCTTCTTCTTTGTATATCATGATTATAAGGTCTTTGTACTGCAGTATGTTTAAATCCTAAATTCAAATTTATTCTATCTTCTCTTGCTCTTTTTAATTCATGATCTAAAGCTCGTTGTCTTGCAGTCTCTCTGTTTCTTTTTTGTTGTAGTGTTGGTCCACGATGTGGTATTCTATAATGTGTTTTTCTACGTGGTACAAAACCTGCACTATATCTAAGTTCTGGATATGGAGAAACATTATTTAGCGAAATAGCAGTAACTCTTCGTAATGGATAATTATCAAATGTTCTTCTTTGTATTGGCCCCCATGTGATATTCCTGGCTGTATTTTCCAAATCCATATGTCTTCTAAACTCACTCTTATTAAATGCAGATTTTTGAGGAACAGCTGATGATACATTTAATTTTTTGGGTTTAAATACAAGCATCTTAGTTCCTAATTTTTCTCTTATTCTTTCTTTTATTGCAAATGGATGTATTGATTTTCTTATATTTTGATTTTTCGGTCTCTTTTTAACTCCACCTTTCATTTTCTTATTATAATATTTTTTATAATCTTTTATAGAAACCATTTTATTCTTATATCCACCAGTTTTAGTGCGCGTTTTTAATTTACAATATAATTTTTTAGAATTTTTTTTAGTATAAATTTTTATTTTTTTATTTAAAATAATTTTACTTTTGAAGAATTTATATTTACTCATTTCTATTATATTACGTGATTTAAAATGTTATAAAAAAAATATATTAAAATCAAAAATATTGATAACAATATATCACATAACATATTTTATATATTATTATGTATATAATGAGATAATTATACTTAAAATTACCCAAGGATATAAACTTAATAATTCAGGATTTATTACATTTTTTTGAGTAACATATTCATAGTAAGTAAACCATGTACTTATTACCATAGATATTCTACCAATATTTATTTCATTATATTGTATAAATTTTTTATCAATATCTGATTTAGAATTATAAATATTTAATGGATCAAAAGGTGATATATTATTAGTATTAATATTTGTTATATCAGATATAGAAATTAAATTATTTAATTCAATTAAAAATATATATAATACTGTAAATATATAAAATATCGGATGAATTTTATTTAAACCACCATTTAAAATAGATGGTACTAATTCGTTATTTACTAATAAATTTTCTGAATATAATTTATTTGCAAGTATAGGATGAATACTCTCTGCGGATATTCTACCAATTATAGCTAACATGGCAATTCTAGAATGTTTTAATTCTGAATCTTTTAAAGAAAAATTACTAATAGTGTATCTTAATATATTCGGTATTTTTTTATTAAATATTAATTTATTTGATAAATCTGTAATATTTAAAAAATTTAAACTTTTAACATTTAAAATATTATTATAATTAGAAAAAAATATAGTATTTGTATTATTTTTAATAATTGTATTATTTTTTAATAAGGTTTTTGTATTTGGCGCTTGTTTAATATTTTCTACATAATCGGGCACTCCAATTGGACGTTTGGCATATAATAATTCTTTTCCTAAATTTTTTTTCCAATTATTATTAGTATTATTTAGAATGTTTTCATTTTTTGATAAATATAATATATTTGAATTTTTGTATGATAATGTTTTATAATTTATATTACTAGGAATAAATGCATTTATTAATGTTAAATTTAATACTAATATCAAAATTTTTATTTTCATTTTTATAAAGAAATTAAATTACGTTTATATATATATATTAATAATTTGATGTTATATTTACAGTATTAATATTAACACCATAATGTTTTAATGCTTCTAATGCTGCATTATTTTCAGCTTCCTTTTTTGAATTACCAGATGCTGTTGAAATAACAGTATTACTTTTATCTTTAATACAATATTTAAAATTTTTAACAGAATCTTTAATATTTACTTCTATTTCTAAAAATTTAGGAATATCTTGTAAATGATGTTGCATATGATAAATTAACATATCTTTATAATTTGTTTTTGATATAATAAGATCACTAAAATCAATAAAATTTTCTATAATATGTATTATCCATTTATATGTTAATTTATAATCTGAATTTGAATCTTGAAATAATGCGGCAATAAATGCTTCAAAAATATCTTCCATTATTTTATAATTATTTCTACCATTTGAATCTTCAACTTGTTTTGATATAATTGCATATTTATTAAAACCTATTTTATTTGATAAAAAACCTAGCATTTTACCATTAACTATTTTTGTTCTCATTTTAGATAGAAAACCTTCATTCTGATCTGGATATCTTTCATATATATATTCAGATATAACCATATCTAAAATAGAATCACCTAAAAATTCTAATCTTTCATATGACATATCTTGTAGAGGTAGACAATTATCGGGACATTTACTATTACTATTTATAAAATCTAAATTTTTCATAGTACAATATGATTGATGAACGAATGCTGTTCGATATAAATTAATATCATTAATTTTATAATTTTCTTCATTTATTCCATGATTATATATAAATAATGATAATGCTTCATTTGATAATAATATATTTTTATCATTATATGGCATATCCAATATATCAATTTCTTTAGTTTTATTATGCAATGATGAGATTTTATTCATATTTAATTAATAATATTAATATTTCCTAATATCATTTTTTTATTTATTTGTTTTTTAAATGTTAATAATACATAAGGAATTAATATATTTTAAAAGTAAAATGTCTATAAATGATTATACACCGTCTGAAATTGAAATTCGAAATTTAGGAATTGGTCTTATAGATACTGAATATTTAGATCTTGACAGTAGAGAATATCTTGTTATTGGTGATACATATAATGATAATGAAACTGTTTTAGAAATAGGACAACAACATACTAATTATTGGTCTAATTATGGTCAAATGTTACCAAAAGATATTAAATATTCTATGATTGTTAATAATTCTGGAATTGGAATAAATACATCCAGAAATCTATTTGATTCAAATTTTGCATTAAATAGTAAATCTGGTATATATATTGAAAATGGAGATATAGTATGTAAGGGTACAATTTCTGCAAGAAATTTAACGATATTAAATGATGAAGGTATACCATATAATTTAAATGATATTGTTAATTCAAATAATTTTATTAATGATTTTGTTAATGCGATTAATTCAAATATAACAATTGCTAAATTTACACAAGGTTGGGTTGCTAATATTCCCGGTACAGATATTAAAAAAAATAATATATATACTGAAAATTATATTAATATTGGAGCAAGTAGTGTAGATACTATTAATAATTTACATCCTGTTAATATTACATCTTCTACCACAAATGGTACTATGGAAAATATACATATTGCTATTAAAAATAAAGCTATGTCTGAACCAAATATATATACAAATCCTGATGTACCTGATGAAAAAATAGTTATAAATGAACCATCTGGTTTAAAAATGGGGATTATTGGTAATAATTCAGATTCACCTGCTATAATTGCTACAACTAAAGGTATGCCATTAGAATTTCATGTATCTAAAGCATCTTTTGATATTAATAAATTATATAATCCAAATAATTCATATATTATTCCTACTTTAAATAATCCATTATATTCAGATAATTTAACTTCTAATTATCCTGCTATGACAATAACTGATAATGGTTCTGTTTCAATAGGAAAAAATACTATAGATTCTTTTACTAGTAATAATATTAATATTGATTCAAAATTACAAGTTACTGGTGCTTCTTTATTTGATAAAATTTATATAAAAGATTATAAAAGTAGTTCTAATAATATTCCTAATATTTTGGAATTAGATGATATATATCATAGAAAAATTGGTCTAGATTTCAAAGCAGATAAAATAAAACCTGGAGAATTTGCAAATGGTAATTATAAATTTAAAAATAATTTAGAAATTGCAAATGATTTAATTGTTAATAATAATTTAATTATTAATAAAGAACTTACTATACAAAGTAATCTCAATGCTAACAAAATTGTATTGAGTAATTTAAATATTAAATCTACTGATTCTTCTGAATTTAATTGTCCTGTTGAATTTAAAGAAGTTGTAAGTTATGAAGATGATGTTAGTGTATCCGGTAACTTATTTTATCATGGTTATAGATTAAATGCTTTAAATATTGAAAAAATGCAAAATTTAATTGATAATGGTGATGGAACATTTGAAACTGAATTTGGTAGTAATTTGACTCAAAATGATATTGAAGGTAATGTTATTTTATATTATGGTATTAATTCAAATAGTTCTGTTCGTATTAGTGGAAATAATTTAGCAATACCAGGTAAATTAGCAATTGGTATTAATGATATTGAAAGTTATGATGATAATCAATTAACTATTAAAAATCAAGATTTATCTAAATTTGAAATTTCTATAGAGGATTCAAATACATTAGATCAATCTATTTTAAATAAAACATATATGGGTCATATAACATTAAATAAAAATAACAATGATAAAAGTTTTATTATAAATACTAGTCAAAATCATACTAATGAAATTAAAAGAAATATATATTTTTATCCCGCCGCTATTATTGATGATATTACTAAAAATGATAGTATTGCACCTACTCTTTCTATACATCAAAATAATTCTGTTGCTATTAATTTAGATATATTAAATACACCAACACACGCTTTGCATGTAAATGGTGATATATTAGGCGATAATTTATTTATTAATAATAATGGTATCGCACAAAAGGCACAATTTTTCTTACAAAATAACAATTTAGCAATTAATAATGCATATTTTTTAAATAGTGATAATCAAATTAGTAAATATTTTATTAATTATACTGATTATAATAATATTAATATTATTAATAAAAGTAAAGGTTTAAATATTGTTGGTGGAATTAATTCGGTTGTCAATGATATTTATTCTAGTGGTGGATATTATGAAAATAATATTAGATTAGCTACATTAAGATATATTAATGCTAATTCTATAAGTCATGAACCAAAAACTTCTTATACTAATACAAATATTTTTATAGGTATTGATGATTTATCTGATGAAAGTAAAAATAGTTATACAAATCCCAATAATACAAAACCTATTATGATTCGTAATTTATCTTTACACGATTATAATGATACTGTTATACGATTATATCGTGGTAAATCTAATAGAACAAATAATTCTCTATATAATAAAGCAAATTATACTGGTATTGATTTTTGTAATTGGACTCCAATAACTGGTAATAAAAATACAGAAAAGTGGTATATATATAGAAATCATAATGAATTAATACAAACTGATAATAATTATCCTGGTATATTAGAATTTGGTTATACTGATAATACATATCATCCTAATAAGGCAGGTTTGGAAATAATGTACAGAAGAAATAATGATACTACTATAAATACTATTAATCCAATTAATGAAAGTGATCAACAAAATTATTATTTTATATTTAATCGTGATAAAAACACATCTTTACCCAATGATAGTAGTATTAGTTCACAAAAAACTGTTAAAATTTATGGTGATCTCGATGTTACTGGTACCGTACATTGTGATAAAGTTATATTATCAAGTGGTATAGAAATTACACAAAATAATAGTGGTACACAAATAAGTACTAATACCAATACTAATCCTGAAATTATACAATCGCAAAATGATATTGAATTATCAGGTAAAAAATTATCATGGTTATATACAGATAAAACTGTTATTGGTTTATATGATTCAAATATTGTTAATTTTATTAATACTAATGATAACGATATTAATAGCAGTTTAGTAAAAAATACTATGATATATAATGATACTTCAGAACATTCTATTGCAAGTTTTGTTAAACCTTATAACAATAGTAATATTGCTGATTTTGACTTAAAATTAAAATATTTTGATGATAATAATAGTTTTGATGTTAATACTATATCCTTTTCTTTAGAACCTCATAAAAATTTTATTATAGATCCACTTAATATTAAATCAGTATATCCTTCCATTTTTTCATTGAAAAATAAATTAAATAAAAAATTTATTTCATTTTTTAATGATTTAAATAATACATATATTAATATTGGTTCTCATAATAATGCAAATTATTATAATCCATCTACTAGTAACATTTCTTTACATATACAAGATTATTCTAAATATCTTTTACAATTAACAAATGATAGTTCTACTGAATTTTCTAGAATTTGTTTTCATAAAAAAACAGATTATTTAAATGATTTTTGGATTTTTGAAGGTCCTACTGATAATAAAAATTTTAATATACATTACGGTAATAATAATAATAATTCATTAATACCCGATAATATTAATACAATTATTACATTTAATAAAAATAAAAATATTGGAATAAATGAAACAAATCCTATATATCCATTACATGTAAAATCTGATGATAATACTTCCTTGAAATTAATAAATAATTATTCTGATAATAATAATACTTTTAATAATATTAATAATTTCTCATTAATTGAAATTTTCAATTCTAATTTAAATGTTGAAACATCTTTAAATGTAGACAATAATAATATTAATTTTGCTTATAATATTAATATTGATGCTAATAATATTCCTAATTATAATATAAATTCTAATATTATATTTGAAGCATTTAAATATAGTTCTAACTATATTAAAAATATTGAATTTAATAATAATAAAAATATTAAATATAATATATTACTTCCTAATGAAATTAATAATTATAATATATCATTTAATAATTTAAATTATAATTATTTTAAATTTGATAATATACTATCTATTGATAATGCTAATCCTAATAATATAGATATTAATAATAATATATTATTGCCAACATTTTATCATTCTAATGTTGATAATAATTATAGTAATATTTCATTTGAAATAAATAAAAATCATCTTATAAATGAAAATTTAAATTCAAATTTATCTATATTATTTAATGGTGAAGTTACTGAACGAACATTTAATATTAATAATAATTATACTTATTTAAATGATTTGAATTTTTCTTGTAATATTACTAATTATATTTATGATTTTACTGATGATACACATAATATTCATACTTTTTATAGTAATATTATTCTTGATAGTACTGATACAAATATAAATAATGCAACTGAATTAATTATATTTACTAATTCTAATTATATTGATAATATTAATTTAAATGTATTTTCCAGTAATTATTTAGCATATGATCCATCTATTTCTAAATCTACTGATATAGATATTCTTTTAAATACAAATAGTACATTAAATACCTCTATCAATATACCCACTACTATTTTTAATAATAATATTAAAAATCATTTAATAAATAATTATTATGATTCTGAAAACAATATTAATATTGTTAATTTATTAACATCAAATTATTTAAAAGAAAATATTATTGGTTCTACTAATAATATTCCTGCAATTTTAGATTATAATCACGAATATATTCATAATTATATTATTAATAATATTGATTATACATTTGATAATATGTCTGATAATATTAATAATCGATCAATAGATATTAAATTTATTAATAATTATGAAAAATATATTAATAATATTAATAAACATTATTTATTTACTAATGTTATTGATGATATTCCACACATTATATTAGAAAATAATTTTACTAATTATAATAGTAATTATAATATTGGAGGTATTAATAAATTATATAGTACTAATAATGGCGATTTTAAAATTAATTATGAAGATATTAATAATAATATTGATAAAACTCTAATAAATTTAAATAAAGATGGTAATATTAAAATTGAAAATGGATCATTATTTGTTGATTATATATTTGTTGATAATATATTTGATAAAAATAATGGTAATAGTATTATTCTTAATAATTCTAATCGTTTAGATAATGAAGGTCATTTTAATACAACTTCTAATTATAATTTATTAACTAGTAATATTAATTTCTTATCTTCTAATATTAATTTTGATATAAGTGGATTTAATTCTAATTCTTTTAATATTAAGAAAACTGGTATATTTTTACTTGATACTATTAATTCTAATTTACATAATGATATTATTAATATTGATTATAATGATGATCAAATTACTCAATTTAAAAGTGCTTTTACATTATCAACTTTAAATAATACTATATATTCTACATTTGGTAAAAATACTAATGCTAAAATAGGAATTGGTAAAGATGTAAATGAAACATTATATTCAATTGATATTAATGGACAAATAAGATCTTCTACGAATAATCAATATAATAATGAAGAACCACATATCATATTAGATACTGATATTAGACCTATAATTAATGGTTCTAAAATTTATAATAATAATTTAATATATAGTTCTGATGGTAAATTTAAGGTTTCTGCTTTTAATTCTCATACTAATTATGAAAAAGATCTCATGGTATTAGATAATGGTACTATTAAATCGGATTCTATTAATGTTAATGATATACATACTAATAATATATATGATTTGAATGGTAATTCTTTAATACCAGGTTTAAATAATTTAAATAATAATGAATTTATTTATTCTATATCAAATTTACATATTAGATCTAGTAATATTCAGTTTACTACTTCTAATATTAATATTGCTATTGAAAAAAATAAAAATAACTATTTTAATATTAATAAAATTAGACCTAAAGAATTAGATAATGTTTTAAATGATAATATAGCTTCATTTAATATCGATACATCCATACCTTATAGTGCAGATCAAAATATTATTTATAGTTCTTTCGTACAAATTGATAATACAACTTTCTTATCATCTGTTTATAATAATGGTGATAATTTTATTGCTAGACACATTTTAAATAATGCTTCGTCTACAATTGAAAGTGGTTTAATTGGTGATACTAGTTATACTAATGGTGATAGAACTACTGAAGCAACATATGGTATTATTTCTGAGATTGCATATGATAATATTAATAATTTATTGTTTATTGTTGATAAAACTCATAAACAAATTCGTGTTATTAATTATACTCTAGATCAGGTTTATTCATTAGGATTTACTAATACAGATTCTGATAGTGACTCAGATGATGGTACAGACCCACCTGTTGTCACGACAATCACTTTAAATAATCCTGTATGTTTAACTCTATCTACAGATAAAAATACATTATATTTTTCTGATGATAATAAAATTTATTCCGCTGATCTTACTTCAATTCAAAGTGCTAATTATAATTTAGATACTATTATTATAAATGATAATATAAGTGGTTATGAGGATGGTATTCAAGATAATGCCAAATTTACTTCCATTACATCAATGTATGTTGATAATAATAATACATTTTTATATGTAGCTGACAATGGTGCATATTCTATTAGAAAAATAAATTTATTTAATTATAGCGTTACTACTATCGCGGGATATCCTCCTAATACTTTAGGATCAAGATCTGGTATTGCTATAGGAGATGGTATTGATACTCGTTTTAATAATATAAAAAAAATTATGTTATCAAATGATAATAAATTTTTAATTATTTTAGATCATTCAGAAACTATATCTAGAATATTAAGTTTAGATATTAATACTAATTATGTTTCAACAATCTATTCTAGTACAACTATAGCATTTGATAATTTATTACTAGATAGTTATAATAATAATATTATTTATATTATAACATTAATTCATATTTATAAATTGCAAATAATTGATTATACTTTATATGAAAAAAATATAATATTAGATATAAGTGATAATAATAATATCTTTTCTATTACTTCTATTCCCCATGATGCTATTAATATACCATATTATAGTATGCATAATGATTTCACATACAATTTTTCGAATGAAATGGGATATATTAATTCAATGTCTGTTAAAACTAATAAAAAATCTACTATAGTTCAATTTGGTACAAGCAATGAATATGAAAATGCATATATTGGTATTTCAACTGAACCTGTTATCGGAACAGAATTAACTGTAAATGGTTTTATTGACGCATCAAATCTAAATATTAGCAACTGTATTAATACTACTGATATATATGTTGATAATTCATATTTAAAATGTGTTTATGGATATAATAATACAACTTATTCTCCAAATTCATATAATACTATATTATATGATGCAAATATTATTCCTAAGCAAGATAGCATTTATAATATAGGTAGTTATAATAATAAATTTGGTGATATTTATATTGGTAATACTAATGAAATTAATATAGGTGGTATTAAATTAAAAAATATAAATGATTATTTAACATTAAATAATTATAATGATGAATTTTCTGGTATTAATATTAATGATATTAAATTTAAAAATGTAAATAATGCTAATTATAATTATATCAATTTAAATTTTGATAATGATTTATTTAGTGTTAAATCTTATAATCAAAATAATGATTCTTTAGTAGGTTTTGATCTTAATATTATTGAAGGTATATTTACTACTTCTAATATTAATAGCACTGGTGATATAAGTTCTCTTGGTATAATTCAAAGCACGAATGCTGAATTTGTTGAATTAAATACTGATAATATTACTAATAATTATACATTATATACTAGTAATATTGAGACTAATTACATTTATATTAACAATAATTTAATTTGTTCTAATAATTCTTTATTTCATAATGATATTATTTGTGATAGTAATATATTTATAGGTTGTAATTTAACTGTATTAAATGATATTAATGTTAGTAATTTATATGTTAGTAGTAATGTTATTATTAATGAAAATTTAATTAGTTCTAAAGATGTTAATATATTTTCTAATTTATCTGTTGGCAAAACTATTACTGCTACTGATATAAATGTTAATGGAACTATTACTGCTGAAAATTTAAATATTCAAGGTGCTACAACTACTATATCTACTTCAACATATACAACCGAAAATCTTGAAATTATCAGTTCAACACCATTTGATAATGCATCTTTAAGAATAATTCATACTAACAATAATGAAAATAATTTTAATATGCTTGAATCAAGTAATCAATATACTAATGATTATTTAATAATAGATAAAAATGCTAAAATTGGTATTAATAAATCACCTGATGTTGAATTAGATATTATAGGTGATATACGTCTAACTGGTTCAATTAATAATTTATCACATACTACTTTAAATAATTTAGAATCATTAGATGATGATATTTTAACTAAATTTCAAAATTCTTCTAATTATTCTGATAATATTAATTCTAATATATTAAATACTTCAAATTATATTAATACTATTTATAACAAACTAATTGATATTACTAATAAAGATTATCTAAGTGATCCAAAACATCCTATTGTTAAAGAATATGATAACGATAATAATCTTATGAATACCTTTTCTATTACAGATTATGAAAATAATGATATATTTTATAAATCATCAACTAATGATAATGAATATTATATTGTTTTAAGAAATAACAGTGATTATAATCAAAAACATTATAAATTATCTTTTATTAATAATTTATTAGCAGATATTTTATTAGTTGGTGGCGGTGGTTCTGGTAAAAATATTGATATAAATCAAGACTTTGATACTAGAATTGGTACTAAAGAATTATTAAAACAATTAAATCCAACTAATGATATACTTTTAACAACTACTTGTATTGATTTTAAAAATGAATATTTATTTTATAATATTGGTACTTCAATATATTATTCTTCTATATATGATTTAAATGTTTCTACACTATTATTCACTATTAATTGTAATTTTGGTACTTTTCATTCACTAACTGTATCTAATGATTTATCTATTATTGCTGTATCTTGTCCTAATGCTGTTTATATTAATTATTTAAATAATTTTGTTTATAATAATACATTGACTGTTGGACTTTCTGGGGGGCTTAATGATCCTACTATTAATTTTGGTAATATAAACGGTAATCCCAATGATGCTAGATTTAATATGCCATTTGGTATAGCATTATCAAATAATAATGAATTCATTATTGTCTGTGATATGCAGAATAATTCTATTAAAAAAATAGATGTAAATACTGGTTTTGTAACTCTAATTGCAGGTTCAACTGATGGTACTTCCGGTTTTGAAGATGATATTGGTACAGATGCTAGATTTACATTACCGTTAAAAGTATGTATAACAAGTGATGATAATTTTGCATATATTTACGAATATGGTGTAGCATATGCATTTAAGATTAGAAAAATTAATTTGAAAAATAATCAAGTTTCTTTATTAAAAGAATTATCATCTTTTATACCTATTAGTTTAAATATAGCTTTATCACCTGATGATAAAGAATTAGCAATTATTAATTCTCTCGCTTCAGGACCTTCGGGACAGATAGAAGAACCGAGAATCAATAAATATAATATTGATGAAGATACTTTTACTTATTATAATGTAAATAAAACTAGTTCTCATATGATGTATGATATTGTATATACATCTGATAATTCAAGTATGATATATATTAGTATGCAAGAGGTCTCTGGTTCATTAACAGATACTGAATTTTATAAGGTTTATAATAAACCTTTTGATATTATTAATACTCCAGCGCCTGGTGGTGCTGGATCTGTATTATATCGATATGATTCTATTATTCCAAAAGGTATATATGATATTTATGTTGGAAATGGTGGTAAGAATAATGAAAATGGTTATAATACAATTGGATTTGGTGCAACATCATATGGTGGAAGTAATGCATATATTAACTATAATAATTTAAATATACCAGGTGATTATAATGGATATAATATAGAAAATTCGTATATTATTGAAAATAATATATATGATAATTTAACTTATACATCATCTTATACAAATGGTGGAACTGGAGCTACTAATATAAATAGTAATTTAAATTATAATGGTTTTGATGGATTTAAAGCAAATTTTATCGAAAGTGAATATCAAAATATAGGAATACCATTATATTATGGTGGTGGTGCAGGATCATATGATATAATTAATAGTAATATTGGTTTAAAAGGATTAGGTGGTGGTACAAATTCAATAGATATATTTAATCCTAATAATATTTATACATCTAACATTATACATTCTACTTCTAATTCTGGAGGCGGAGCATCAGGTGGTCTTTATAGAATTTTATCATTATATCCAATAATTGATAATATTGTTAATGAAAGTGGCGAAAAAATATTAACATCTGATCCAAATTCTAATACTACAGAAGAATATATAAATATTGATTTTAATTTATATACACAAGTTTCTATTTTTATAAATGATGGAATAAATGAAAACTGTTCTGATACAATAACAAATCTTTTAAAAGGTTCATATCAATTAATTATTAATAATACTTTACATACAATTAAACTTAAAAATATAGAAAACAATACATTTATAATAGATTCGACTAGTATTGGTTTAATTTATAATAGTTGGAGTTTAACTAATGGTGATCCTCATTTAACTAATTCTTCTACTTGTCCTACTGATAGAATATTAATTAATATATCATATACAATAGCAAATCAAAATGATAATTTAGATATAAATTTTGATCCAAATAATATTATTAATGGTAATAATATATCAGTAGATGATTCATCTGTTGGTGGAAGTGGAATAGTTATTCTTAAATATGATATAAATAGAGAAGCTATTAATAGTATTGAAGATAAATTAGATAAAAGATTAAGATTATTAGAAGAATCATTATCATTTTCAAGAATTAATAGTTATAACAATATTGTATTAAAATATTATAAAACAGATGTTAATATATTATATTCAAATATTTATTTAGATCAATCTTATAATGGTATAGTTGTAGATTTTAATACATTACAACATAATACTGTTAACACTAATTATAAATATGTATGGAATATAAAATTTAAAACTAATCAATTAGAAAATGATGTAATTCCAGATACTATATCCCAAACTTTTAATTATACAACTGATACCAATATAATTAATTTTAGAAATATACCATTCTATCCAACTATATCAGAAAATCTATATTTTTATATTGACAATATTAATCTTCAAATATATGATAATGTTTATAGTCCAAGTAATAATGCATATATTTCTCGTTTTAATTATAATGTTAATATGACAACACCAATAATAAATCTTAATTATCCATTAAATAATGATATGTTTATATCAAGACAGTTAACGAGAGTAAATCCATTATATAACAATACTTTTGTACCAAATAATAATTATTATGAGATTACTTCAAATGGCAATGAACATATAATTTCATTTAATTATAATACTTTATTGAGTAATAATAATCAAACAGCATATCAATTAATTTTATCTGATAATATTTCTGCATCTATATTAATTGTTGCTGGTGGTGGTTCTGGCGGCGGCAGTAATGGTGTTTCTGGTGGTGGTGGTGGTGGTGGTGGTGTATTATATAGTGAAACTACATTATTACCAGATATATATGATATTAAAGTTGGTAATGGGGGTGTATCTATATCAGCAAATAGTGCAACTGCTGGAATATCTGGTGCATCATCTGAATTTAATGATACTATTGTATATGGTGGTGGAGGTGGTGGTGGGGGTGCTTATAGTGCAAGAGATGGTGGAAGTGGTGGAGGAGCAGGTTTCAGTGGTACACGGGGTGATAAGCAGTTGCCATCATATGGAAGTGTAATAGATGCTAATAATTCTACATATTACGGTCAAAATGGTAATATTGCAGTATCTCTGAATACAGGCAGTGGTGGAAGTTCATTATATACAAGTGATATATCTGGTATTAACTATACTTATTCTACAGGAGGAAGTGGAAGACATTCTTTAATGCAGCAAAATGTATCAGGTAATGATGGTACTAATTATGGAGACGGAGGTGAAGGTGCGGGATCAAATAGTAGTACAACTTCAGGAGCGGGACAAATGGGTATAGTAATAGTTAAATTTACATATCCAAATATAATATTTAATACATATAACTATCATGAAATAACAGCAGATAGCAATAATTATAAAATGAGATGGTCTACGGCGAATTATGTAGATTCAATTGTAAATGAACCATATTTAGTATTTAATAATGATGTTAATATATATGGCGAATGGCAGAAAAACCAATATAGTAATGGTAATTATAATTATACAAGTAATAAATTAAATATATCATCAACCGCCAATAATAATTTTATATATGGTGATTGGATTATAATTAAATTAAATGAAAAAATAATGTTAACAGATATTGAATTTTTATTAAAAGATAATATTGAATTAAAAGAATGGTATATAGGTGGTATAAATGATTTACCTGACAGTATTATGAATTCTTACGATAATTTAAATTCATATAAATTTAATATGTTAATACCGTCTATAAGTGAAATAACACCTTTGGAAAATAATACCAAAATATCAATTGCGAATTCTAATAATAAATATAATACATTTGCGATATTAGTAAATAAAATATCAGCAAATAGTACTACATTAAAGATAACAAATATTAAATTATATGCAAATCAAAATAACTGGGAATATTCATTAATTAATTAAATTATTTATTATAATTAAGAATGAAAAAGAACTGTATTTTTGTTTCAATTGCTAGTTATAGAGATAAATTATGTTCTGATACAATTAAATCATTATATAAAAATGCAAAATATCCAAAAAATATATATTTGGGAATATGTCAACAAAATAAAATAGATGATAAAGATTGTTTAAATGGATTAGATATTGATTATTCTACAATTAAAATATTAAGAATACCTCATACTGATGCTAAAGGTCCGACATATGCAAGATATTTATGTTCTAATTTATGGGATGGTGAAGAATATTTTTTACAAATTGACAGTCATACAAAATTTATTAAAAATTGGGATGTAAAATGTATACTATCAATTAAAAATTTAAAAAAAATAAGTAGTAAACCAGTATTAAGTCATTATCCGCGTAATTTTAAAGATTATGATAATTATAAAATAGATAAAAAATTTAAAGTTCCATATATCAAAAATTTTTATTTTAATAAATATAATATTATTAAATATGATGGTGCAAGAATTATTGATACAAAAAATACTTTTATTAAAACACCTTTTGTAACGGGTGGTATGTTATTTGCAGAATCCACTTTTTTAAAAGAATTACCATATGATCCTAATCTTGAATATTTATTTACTGGTGAAGAAATATTACATTCACTTAGATTTTATACATTTGGTTATGATATATATATACCTAATCAAAATATATTATTTCATTATTATATCAGAGATGATAATCCTAAAATATGGGAGGATTTAAAATATAATGAAAAAAAAGAAATTACAATTAAAAAGGTTTCTAAAGTATTAAATTCAAAAACAAATAATGATGCAAATATTATATTAGGTAAATATGGACTTGGGAATATAAAAACAATAGAAGAATTTAGAAATTATTTAAATATTTAAATAATCATTTCAATTAATAATTTTTTTAATTCATTTTTCTTTTCAATATTTTTAAATTTTGTTTCTTCTATTTCAAATTCTATTATCATATCACCTTTTTTACTATTATTTGTATAACTTGGTAACCCTTTTCCATCTATTTTATATTTTTTATTATTTAATAAAATTCCAAATTTTGCTGTATTTAATTCTATTTTATTTTCAAAATAAGGTATAACAATATCTTTACCAATTACAGAATCTATAAAAGAAATTTTATTTTTATAAATTAAATTATTTCCATCTCTTTTTAATAATATATTATCTTCTATTGTTATTAACAATATTAAATCTCCGGCTTCTTGATCTGATGATTTCGGTTGTTCTCCCAAACCTTTAAATACTGTTTTAAAATTATTAGAATAACCGGGATTTACTTTTAAATTAGCAGTTTGTTCTTTATAATATATTCCTTCACCTTTACAATCTATGCAATTATTATTTGGTTTTAAAATTTCACCAGTACCACCACATTTATTACAAGATGTTTCAGATATTGCTTGTATTATTCCCATGTTTTTTATTTGTTTTACTCTTCCCATACCATTACATTTTTCACATTTTGATTTACACTTTAGACAATATTTTTTAATATTTATCTTCATTGTATTATCAATTCCATTATATACATCTTCTAATTTTGTAACATATGTTTTTGTTATATTTGAACATTTATTATTTCTTCTTTCCCGTTTCATATCAAAATTAAAACCAAAATCTGCAAAAGGATGATGAATATCACCCATACCTCTTCCAAATCCTCCCATATTATTAGCTCTATTTCCAAAAAAATGTGAAAAAATATCTTCTGGATTTATATCACTCATTGTATTTCCTTCTTCATAATTATCACCTAATTGATCATATTGTTGTTTTTTATTTTCATCTGATAATATTGAATATGCATTTGTTATTTCTTTAAATTTATTTGCTGCTTCTTCATTATTTGGATTTTTATCTGGGTGATACTTCATTGCCATTTTTCTATATGCTTTTTTTATGTCATTATCTGTCGGTTTATCACTAATATTTAAACCTAATAAGTCATAATATTTATATGTCATTTTATATATTATTTATATAATTTATACAATATATTTTTATATATAATTTAATTAGAAATGGCAAACCCTAAATTAAAAATTAAATTAGAAAATGATATTAATACTTTAACTACATTATTAAATGATTATTGGGGCAATAAATATTTTCAATTATATTATACTCCTGATAATAAACCTATTATACTTATCAATAAAATAAATCATTCTTTATTACCATCCGATATTAAAATACGTGATATTAATAATAAAATATTATCACATATATTACATAATGATTATATTGGTTCGCAAATGTTAGAACAAATTAATATATGTTATAATGATGCAAATAATTCTTGGAATAAATTTGTTGATATTATGCAGTTTGCAAGCGATTATAATAAAACATATAATACTAGTAATTTTAGATTTAATAAATTTGAAACATATGACTTATTATTAGATGATGATAATAACTCAATTAACAAAGAAAATATTATTCTATTATTAAAAAATATAAGTTATAATTTTCAATTATTAGGAATATTTATTTTAAAATATTATAAAGAAATTATTATTAAAGAACAAAGAAAACTTGATAATATTGTTAAAACTATTAAACAATATTTTACAAATATTAATGATTTTTATACAGATGATAGATCAATTAATTGTATATATTTTATTATTTTTAATTTAATTAATTATAAAAAAATTTTAATAAAATATCATAATTGCAATTCAATTACTAAATGTAATAAATATTCTTTAAGTTCATCTAAATCTGTTTTTAGTGATATTTATAAATTAACTTCTAAAATATTTTCAGGTAAATTATTTAGTGTATTTTTTTATTTAATTAATAAAAAAACAACTGGTAAAGAAAAATGGATTCTTGATAAAAATTTTATTAAAAAACATCGTAAATTCGGTAAACAACCTTTTGAGATGTATCCGCTAAATACATTATTTGAAATTATATATAATATTCATTATACTTCTAAATATATATATAATCAATTTCGTTCAAATGCTATTAAATTCAAAAATATAATTCCAGATTCAAAAAATAAATTTTTAATTGACTTAAAATCTAAATTCAGAAATTATGATACATTAGAAATCGGTTTAAAAAATGATTTTGGATTTGTAAAATTACCATCTATTAAAAATTCACATATATATTCTGATTTTGATTTAAAAAAATTAAATTTCGGACAAAATGAAATCAAAGCATTGAAAAAATTATATAATAAAACAAATAATAATTTATATTTTGAAAACAAAATGTTTAATAAAGCAAAAAAAATTTTTTATAAAAAAATCAATAATCATGAAAAATTATTAAATCATGAAATATATACTAGAGTTACATCTAATTATAGTAAATCATTATTTAATTCTAAAAAAACAAATAATATTATTAAAAGTTTAAAAAATATGAAAAGTATAAATATTAATGATTTTCAATATGATAAATTACCTAGTAAATTTAAAACATCTACTGTTTCCAGTATTCAAATAAACAAAGGTATTGCTTATAATTAAATTTTTTATATAATTAATTATTAAAGAAGTAATTATTTAAATGAAAATTTTTACATATGAAGAATTATTAAATAGTAATAATACTTATAAATTTATTGATATTGATATTATTGATAAATTAATATACAATAATATTAATTATTATAATAGTAATGATATAGCTTATTTTTTACTTGTTTTACCAACTTTAAATATAACTAATCAAATAAAAAACGATAGTTATTCATTAATTGAAAAAAAAGTAGAAAGTAAATATTATGATTATAGTGTACCATCTTTTGTATTTAATAAGGTTATAATTATATATAATTATAAATTAAATAAATTTATATTAATTAAATCTAATAAATTTACTAATAAATTTATTAATTTTAATAAAAAAACTATTATTAATATTTTAATATCTATTACTAACAATTTACAAAATATTATTAATATTCATAATAATCTAGTTATGAATATTAATAATTCCTTATTAAATATTGATTATATTAGAATAAATATTCTCACTAATTATGTTGATAAATTAATTATATATACACATTATTGTAGTAATGCTTTACAACAACTTAATAATATTAAAATTTTACTTAATGATTCGCACGAATTTTATTATATTTTAAATAAAAATATTATTAATTTAGTAAATATTAATAATAAATTAAAAAATGATTTGCAAAATATTAGACAAACTTCCTTTCAGAAAATTACTTATATTGAAACTGGGACTTCAAGGATATTAACATCAATTGCAACTGTATTTTTACCTTTATCTTTTATTATAGCTTTTTTTTCATTACCATTTAAAAATGTGCCATTACAAAATAATAAAAATGGCATTATATATTTACTATTTTTTGTAATTATATTATTTATATTAAGTTATACTTATTTAAAAATACATGGTGTTAATATAATGTATAATTTTTTATAGTTTTTTTTTACAACATTTATTATTTAAACAATAATAATTAATATTGCATTCTTCATTTATATTACAATATCCACCACATTGTTTAAAATTTTCAATAAAGTTTATTTTATTAAGAATTATTATTATTATTATTATAAATAATAAAATATTAAATAATTTTAATAAATTATATAAATTCATCTTTCTATTACTATTATAAGATATAATTATTCATGAATACTAATTATAATACTATTTTATTAACTGGTGGCAATGGTTATATTGGTTATCATCTCTATAATATTTTATTAAATAAATATAAAAATATTTATAATATAATAATTTATGATTTAAATAATAAAGATGATTTATGTGATTTTACTAAATTAGATTTATTATTTAAAAAATATAATATTGTATATGTTATACATTTAGCTTCATTTAAAAATATTGAAGAATCTATCAATAATCCTTTAAAATATTATTATAATAATATAAATGGAACAATTAATTTATTAAAAATAATGGAAAATAATAATTGTTATAATATTATATTTTCATCTTCAGCTTCTTTATATGGTAATCAAAATAGTCCTATAATAGAAGATTCTATATCAAATGATTTATATATTTCTCCATATTCCAAAACTAAATTATATATAGAAAATATATTAAATGATTTATATAATTCTAATAATAAATGGAATATTATAATATTAAGATATTTTAATCCTGTTGGTTATAATACAAATTCTGGTATATTTTATAATTTAATTAATTCATATATTAATAAAACAACTTTTTTTATTTATGGTAATAATTATGATACAAGAGACGGTACATGTATTAGAGATTTTATACATATTGATGATTTAGTAAATTCACATATTATTTCATTAGAATATATAATTAATAATAAAAATATATTTAAAATATATAATGTTGGAACAGGCCATGGTTATACTATTTTAGAAATTGTTAATAATTTTAACAATATATTAAAAAATAAAAATTTAAAAACTATTCATTACGAATTTGCAAATAATAGAGTAGGTGATATACCTATTAGTTTTGCAAATGTTGATAAAATTAATAATGAATTAAAATGGTATGCTATTAAAGATGTAAATTCAATGTTAAATGATACTTTAGAATATTATATAAAAAAATGATTATTTTAATTGTTCAATATATATATAATTTAATAATTAAAATATACTTATGTATAAAATATGCGATAGATTCTATCTTACTATACATCAGAATTTAGAACATACAAAAAAAGAAATTCATGATAGTGTTGACTATATTACGTCTTCTGATTTTCATGATTCATATATACCATTACAAAATGATTATGGACCTTTAAATATTTGCGATATTATTAAATTTAATAAATTTATTGATGATAAAATGATAAATCCAAAACTTCTAAATAGAAATATAGTTTATTATATTTATAATGATGATAATCATATATATCTTTTAAATGCTGTATTATTATGTGGTTCTTATTTAATTTTAAACAAAAATTATAATTGGCATAAAGTTCTATTTAAATTGCATAATATATTTAACGAACATCCATGTTATTATATTGATTGCATTAGTAAATGGGGTGGTTATAAAACTTCTATATCAGATTGTTTTAGAACTTTAGATTTTATACACAATAATAAAATAATAAATATTGCTAAATTTGATATTTCAGAATATGAATATTTAACAGATTTTGAAAATAGAGATATGAATATTATTGCTAATAAATTTTTAGCAATGGCATGTCCTTCTTCAAATAAAGATATTAATAATATTATTAGTGAATTAAAAAAACGCAATATTAATCTTATTATTCGTTTAAATAGTCATGATACTTATGAAAAAAAATTATTTAATGATAATAATATTATTATTGAAGATCTATATTTTGAGGATTATACTACTCCTGATATCAAAATTATAAAAAAATTTATGAATTTAATCAATAATACAAATTACGATGATTTAGTTGCAGTTCATTGTAAAGCAGGTTTAGGTAGAACAGGTTTATTAATATGTATTTGGTTAATTATCAAATTAAATTTTACACCAAGTGATGCAATAACATATATTAGATTAATTCGTCCTGGTTCAATTATGGGTTATCAAGGATTTTTTTTAGAATCTTTTGATTATTATAAAAAATATATTTAATTTTTAATATCATTTATTACATGTTATACACTTTCTATCTTTTTTATTTGTTCTTTTTGTTCTACTATTACTATATCTCTGATATTGCATTACAACCTCATAATTATCATTATCATTTCTGACAATATCTAAACTATTATCTCTTTTATCATATAATTTATTATCATTACTATTATTACTTTTGTTTGATTTTAGAGAATATGCTTTTCTACCACGTTCAATTAATTTATTTTTATTTTCAATTTCTGTTTGTGTTTTATCAGATTCATTATCAGATAACTGATTTAAATTATTATCATCATAATATTCATCTGATGATATTTTTTTTATATTTCTATTTTTTAATGTTTTTCTTTTTATATAATGCCATAATTTCGTTAATGAATATTTTTTTTCATCATATTGCATCCTTATTAATTATAATCTTTATCTTAATATTAATAATCATTTTTTATATATTTTATAATAGTATATGTGTTATTAGTGAATAAATAATTGCACCACATATATTTATATACCTAATAGCTTCATATTCATTTACATTCATAAATAATACATTTCCAAGAATACCACCAAATGTTCCCATACTAGATATAAATCCTAATATTACTCCGATTTTTTCTGAATCTAAATGTGGTATAATACCAATTAATGAACCTTGTAATAAATTATTTGTAAAAGACCATGAAATTATAATTAATAATATTTTATTATAACTTGTTCTATTATCATGATAATTATTAAATACAGTACCTATTAATATCGTTAATGTTAAAAATATTAAAAGTATTTTAATACGACCTATTATTTTATATTTAGTATAGTTAATATCTGATAAATAACCACCCAATGGTCTCCCTATTAAATTAAAACTTGAAAATGCAAATAATAATAAAGCTCTTTTATATAATGTAAAATGATTAAATTTTAATAATAATGGTAAATTACTATACAATGTTAATTCTAATCCAAATGTATATAAATATGCTACTCCAATTACTATAACTTTAGGATTTTTTAATATATTTATACATTTGTTTCGCGAAAATTTAATGTCATTAATAATATTATCTATTTTTATATTATTATCATAATTATAAATACTATTTTCATCAATATTTAAAATAATATCATTATCGAAATTTTCATCAATATTTAAATTTTCATCATTATTTAAATTTTCATCATTATTTAAATTTTCATCATTATTTAAATTTTCATCATTATTTAAATTTTCATCATTATTTAAATTTTCATCATTATTTAAATTTTCATCATTATTTAAATTTTCATTATATATTTTTTTTAATTTATATAAATTACCATAAGGACAATCGTCTGAATAATAAAGCGGATACATAATTATACTTGTAAAAATATAGGGCCATAGTTGAAATATTATATTAGTACTGTAATTGTATGTATTTATTAAAAATAGTAAACCTAATCCAAAATTTCCTATACCACCTATAATTCCTGTTGCTAATCCTAATATATTTTTATCAAACATTGTAATTACCCATAATTCAGATAATACAAATCCACCTGATGATATTCCTAATAATAAATAATACCAATGAAAATTTATATTTAATATAATTTTTAAAATACCAAATAAAATACTTAGCAAAATAGTTATATAATATACAATACGTATACCATATATATCTGCAAACAATCCTACTAAAATTCTAAAAAAAGAACTACCTATATATAGATATATAGAATTGAATCTTAAATTATTTAAAATTTCTATATTAATATTATCAATATTACTAGAATATTTAATTAGATCTAATGATATTGGGTGATAAAGTATGAAAAAGGTTGCTAAAATTAATAATGCTGATAAATGAAATGCTCTAGAATGTGGTCTTTTAATTGATAATATAGGTATAATATTATTTGTAGTTTCTTCATATATTATATTTTTTGTATTTTTCCATCTTAAAATAGATTTACATCTACCATTATTAATATTATAACATGGTTCTTGCCAATCTTCTAAATACCATATCATAATATTATATTATAAATATAATAATTATAAATAAATCATTTTTTATATTATTTTTTTATAATTTTTAACATTATTTAAAATACTAATATTTTCATATTTATCATTTCTACAATTTGATTTTCCAATAAAAAATGTTAAATAACTAAATTTTTGTTTTCTTTTTTCTAATTCTTTTTTTTTTAATATTAAATAATTAAAAACTCCCAAAATAGTAATAATAAAAGCAACAATTAATAATATATTATTTACTTTTTTTAAATGTTCAATTTCTTTATTATTTAAATTTTCATTTTTTTCTAATTCATTAATTCTAAATGTTAATATATACATTGTAAAAAATATTAATAATACCATTGCTGTAATATAAATGTGTGTTTTAGTGGTCAAAACAAACCATATATAAAATATAATAGAATAAATAAATGCTAAAATTAAATTATTAATATTACTAAAATCTACACTTACTAAAATAACTAAAAATGCAAAAGTTAAAAATCCAAATAAATGTTTCAAATACATATTTTCTTGTAGAGCTTGTCTAAATTTACAACCAAATAATTCACCAATAAAATTACAAGCAATAATTAAATATATTGCAAAGAAAGCTTCATATGGTATATTTTTAAAAAAATTCATATCTATATTTATATTGATATAAAAATTGATTTTAGACTTATTAGAATTAATAAATAGATATTTTAAATAAGATATTATTAAATTATATCATAAGTATATATTTTTTTATTACAACATAAACAAATAAATAATTCTTTTTTATTTTCATGATAATTATCATGAAAATCATCAAAACAATTTAAACATATTTCTTGATGATTTAAACATTCATTTAATTTTACTAATGTTCCAACATATTGATTACATAATTTACACAAAATATTTTGAGATGGTTCCAAAGTTTTTAATTCATTTTCAGAAAATAATTTATTTTTAATAAGATATTCTTTTAAATTATTCATTATAATTATATATATATATAATAGAATCATTTTTTATGACAGATACAAATATTAATTATTATATATCATTTAATAATTATATTAATGTAAAAGATTATAATAAATTTCTTAAAAATATTTATAAAAATCTAAAATTTGATAAAAATATTTTTGAAATACCTATTTTTAAAAACATAGATATGTGCAATTGCAATATAAATTCATTAAGTAATATAAAATATTTAACTAGGGGAACAAATGAAATATATACAGCAAATATTAAAAAAACTTGTATAAGTAATTCTACTTTTTTTACTAATAAAATTGATAAAATTATATTAAAAGTTTGTAATGGTTTTGGTGATGACGATGATGAAGACGAATATGAATGTTTATATACTAATGAATTAATTACATCAATACTATATTCTAATTTAGTAATAAACAACATAACATCGAATCTGCTTTTATTATTTGGTTATATGAATAATTGTAAATTTGATAATTTATTAGAAAATAAAAAGAATGAATCAATATTATTTAATAGTTATGTTAATGGTATTATATTTAAGAATTTAAAATCAAAATTAAATATGAGACAAGTATTTGAATTATTTTATACAATAATATGTTGTTATGCATCATTTGGATATTGTATAGTGGATATTAATTTAGAAAATTTTATGACAAAAAAAGATAGTTTTAATACGGTTATAAAAGTATATAATAAAATGTTTTATTTTGAATCATATAATAGTGTATGTATAATAGATTATCAAACAGATAATAAATCAGAAATAATTATAAATCTTAAAAAATATATATATGCAGTTAGTAAATTATTAGATGATAATGTTAAAAATGAATTATTAGAAATAAAGAATGGTAATTATACATATGTAATGAAACAATTTATTAATTGTAAATGTTTCGAACCATATGTTATATATAATAAAAATAAATGTAAAAAATATAGAGATATTACATTTAATATTGTAAAAGTTCCTTCAATTAAATCCTTAAATAAAAAGAAAAGTTTTAAATCTAAAGTATTTTCAAGAAAATTATCTTATAAAACAAAAGTGCCTTCAACAAAACCCAAAATTTGTTCAAAAAGTTCAAAAATTTGTTCAAAAAGTTCAAAAGTTTCTTCAAAAAGTTCAAAAGTTTCTTCAAAAAGTTCAAAAGTTTCTTCAAAAAGTTCAAAAGTTTCTTCAAAAACTTCAAAATTATTTAGTAATAATAATTTTTTTAAAAAAACACGAAAACTATTATCTGTAATTCGAGAATAAAAAATCAATTAGTAATTATAAATAATGATAAGATTAAATTCTACTAATTATATTATCATTTTAAAAGGATTTATAAATAATATTATAATATTAATTTTGTATAAAAAAGTACATTTCTTTATTTTTATAAATTTTTATAAAGGATTTTTAAAATTTTAAAATTTTTAATGAAATGTACTTTTTTTAATTAGATATTATATATCATGAATTTAATTAATATAATAGATAAAATTCCGGGTCCTTTCGATATTATACTAATTAATTTATCATTATTTCACATCAATTCAATAATCAAAATATGTAAAACAACCTATAATATTAAAACTTATATAATAAAAAATAATATATTTTATAGTGAATATAAAAAAATAAATAATATAGATTTATATAATCATTTATGCAATAATAATTTAAATATTATTTTATTAAATAATTTTAATGATAATAAAAAATTAAATTTGATTTTATATAAACATAAAGCAATTTCTCTAGAATTTTATCCAAAAAATTTTAATAAGTTAACAGATTATTTGATAAATGAAAATATAGAATTTATTTATAATAGTAAAATAAATGATATTCAAGGTTTTAAACATTTTAAATATACAAACGTAATGAAATATATTGAATATGTAATTGAAACTAAATTTTCATATATTAAAAATAATATTTTTTCTAAAATTTATAATAAAACATTTAGACATATTGATATAATATTTAATAAAGTTTTTATAATTGTTTATTATTCTTATTTATTATTATATCATATTTTTTACGAAAATTTTAAATCTATTAAATATTTTTATTTATCCTTTTATAAAATTATAGATAAAATCAAATTCAATATTACTTATGAAACTGCTATAAATATACTTAAGTCTTTTAAAAGTAAAATTGATAATATATGTGAATTATTAAGTTCTAAAATAGAATATGATTTAGTTGTATTTTATAAAATAAATTTACTATATATTTATATGCTAATTGAAAAAAAATTTATAAAAGATTATAAATTTATTATAAATAATAATGATATTGCTAATAATAAAAAATTATTAATTGAAAAAATAAATATATCAAATATACCTAAATATCTTAAACATATTATTATTAGTAAAATAACAATTATTTAATTTTAATTATATTCGTTCATTTTATTAATATTAATATAATATCAAATTTTTAAATAGTTATTTTAACACGCGTGGCATCTATTTTTGGTGATATTGCCTCCTGGACTACATTTAAATTCCGCGCAGGTGGTTCCTGGCCACGGCCAACAGTTTGGTTCTCTCTCATTGCAATTCCGACAAGTATATAAATTTGTATCCCAGTACTGGTTTTCAGGACAATTGACTGATACACAATCGCTACTACTTGTAGATCCCTTCGGCGAAGTTCTGTAATGTGGATTGAAAGAGATGCTGTATGGGGCGGTCTCCTCCTTTTGGGAGCAGAGCTCGCAACGCCCGTACATAGCATAATATGCTTCCCGACACTTAAAATCGTATGTCGCACCATCACATGTGGCATTAGTAGGACAAGGCGCACATATTTCTTGATCAGTATTGTATCTTTGGTTATCTTCACATGGTTTTGTGCCACTTGTTTTGGTGCAATTTCCCTTAGCATTCTTCTCAAAACCACTTTTACACTTGAAATTTTCTGTACCATCACATACTGCATTGATTGGACAGACATTGCAATCGTATTTATTACCCCAACTTTTTGGTACGTACAATTTTGTTCTATCACTGCATCTTGAAGTTATACATTTATTACCATCTTTTTTATAATTTGCATTACAACTCCAATATGATGACCCGGAACAGTAGGCATTATTGGGACATGGAACACATTTTTTTTTATCCGTGTCAAAGTAAACATCGTCTAGGTCGTAGCAACTTGTTCTTGTACATGTTTTTTCATCGTTATCTCTTGTAAAATAACGCGGACAATTAAAATACTTGGTACCTTTACATGTTGCATCAGGCGGACAGGTTAAACATTCGCCAACAGTTGCTTTACGAAAGTCAGCTGGGTTTAATAATTTAGAGGATGGACATTTATATCGGTAACAATATTGCAGTCCCCAGCTTGGCCAGGGCCTTCTATATTCAGTGCCTGGACATGATATTTCAGTTGTCCCATTGCATTCTGTATTATTCGGACAATCAATACATTCTCCTGTACCGAATTGTAACAATTTTCTATCATCTTCACATTTTATTCGTGTCTTTGTGTTGGTACCATTACATTCATGGTTTCTAGGACAATTTATGCATTGACCATAGCTCGTTAAAAATTTAGAAGTATCTTCACATTTTGTTCTTGTCTTTGTGCTTGTACCATTACATTCATAGTTTTCAGGACAATTCACGCATTGACCATTATTAAAATACTTATCATCACTATCGCATCGTGTTCGTGTCGTCGTTTCAGTACCATTACAACGATAATTCGTGGGACAATCACTACAGTCTTTTGTCTCAGTATTAAATAATAAACTACTATAATCACATCTTGTTCGTGTTGCCGTTGCTGTACCATTACATTCATGGTTTTCAGGACAATCACCACATTGTTTCGAGTGTATATTAAATAATTTACTAGTATCATCACATTTATTTCGCACACAGGTATTACCCTGTTTTTCAAAATTACTTATACAACCACTAATACTTGCAGTACCATCGCATATTGCGTTCAGAGGACATTGACGGCAAGTTTTTGTTAATGAATCTAATAATAATCCTTGATTACAACTAGCACACTCTTCTTTATTATTTTCCGAACAGTTCACACCTCTTGTGCCAGTTCCTGTCGGACATATACATATGTTTTCTCTACATTTATGAGTACCATCACTATAATAACCTGTACCACATATATTACATATTTTTTTAATATCATTTAATTGTGATAAATCTCCCTTGTTTTTTTTACATCCATCTTTTCCAACATTTGTATTACAATTACCACATGTAGAATCAGTAAAAGTAGCACAAGTTGCCCCACTTGGATCAGGTTTAACATACTCTTTTGTACCACATCTTTTAGCAGTACATTCATTATTATCAACACTTTCTGTATCTTCACAACTTTTACAACTGCTCAAATCTCCACTATTTTTAGGATTATTTTGAGCTGTACTATCTGGACAATTACTACATTTAGGTCGACCTGATTCTAGTATCTTGGCATATTTTCCTCTTTCGCATGAAATTGGGTCATAACATGTATTATCTCTATCTGAACCTATACCAGAACAATCGTTGAATTCAATTCCCCATTTGCCACAATCTTTTTGTTGTTTACATTGTTTACAACTTGTGCTTTTCCTTTCATTAGCATAAGTGCCTGGACCACACGGTGTACATTCTGTTTTACCTTCTCCTGATGCATAAGTACCACGATCACACGCTGTACATTCATATCCTCTTTCTGTATCATTACTTGCCGTACCTTCTTCACACGGTGTACATTCTTTACTTTTCTGATTATTTGCATAAGTACCTGGACCACACGGTGTACATTCTGTATTACCTTCTCCTGATGCATAAGTACCACGTCTACATGGTGTACATTTCGCCCCATTTCTTACCCTACTACTTGCTGTACCTTCTTCGCACCGTGTACACGTTGTTTTTCCTTCTCCTATTGCATAAGTACCCGCAGGACAATTCTCACATGCATTTCCATTTTGTTTAGTACCAGCAGGACATGGAGTGCAATTTGGTTCAAATACTCCTTCCACCGCAGTTTTTTTACAACTATTTTTAACTTGACCCGCGGGGCATTCAGGACAAGTTATTTGTTCACAATTACCTGGACCAATTTTATCACCACAATTTACTAGATATGTTTGTCCTTCGCATGTATTGCAATCATAACATGTGCCATCATTTCCATTTTCCTCTAAAGATGATTTTTTAAAATCTTTAAGATATCTTTTTTTACCATTTACAGGGGGACAAGATGAAAAAGTTTTACAACTACCTGCATCTCTCTCATTTTCTTTTGTTCTATATTGACTATTACTACATTCAGTTGGATCTTCACATATCGGTGTTCCGTTTTTATTGCAACCAGTTTTTACTTTTATTGGAGCACATGGGGTACAATCTA